ATGGATGAAATCGTCGGCTGGAAGACTCCGACCTTTCATCAGGCTTCGGAATGCTATGTGGCGTTGTCGGCGTTCGACCCTTCACGGGGAAAAATGTGTATCAAAAAAATCATGCTGGGACACATCAAGGGGAAACGGGCACAGCGCACATACGGGGAAGCTCTGATCAAGCGACTTACGGAGAAGTTGATGGAAGGCTGGAACCCTTGGCTGGAAATCGTGCAGCCGCTCGAATACACCTCTTTTGAAGATGCGTGCGACCGTTATGAAGACCTTCTGCTCAGGATGGTGGCGGAACATAACATGCGAGAAGAGTCGGTGGTGTCATATACGAGCAGGATCCGTGTGCTGCGTTCGTGGGTGAAGAAGGGGAAAATCAACCTTTTCTACACCTACCAGTTCAACAGGACGTTGGTAGGACAGTTCTTGGACTACATCTTTATCGACAGGAACAATACCCTCAGGACGAGGAACAACTATCTTTCCTGGCTGAAGACGTTCAGCAAGTTTCTGCTGGAGCGGGGCTATATATCGACAAATCCTACTGACGGTTTTTCTTGCGTGAAGCGAAGCCGGGTGCTGAAGAACCGGGATGTAATCCCCGACAAGATTCTGGCAGTCATCAGAGATTGGTTGCTGGCCCATAATCGCCATTATCTTCTTGCTTGTTACATGCTTCATTATCTGTTCGTGCGCCCGCGCGAGATGAGCTATCTGAAGGTCGGGGACTTCAATGTCGAACGAAAGACGCTGTTCCTGCATGGTACAACGACGAAGAACCATGACGATGCACTGTTGACGGTGCCCGATCACGTGTTGAAGCTGATGATTGAGCTGCACGTCTTTGACAGCCCTGGAAGTTATTATATTTTCAGTGACGGATTCAAGCCGGGACCAGAACGGCGAAGCGAGAAAGCATTCCGGGATTACTGGCACCATCACGTGAGGACGAAGCTGGGATTCACGGAACGTTACAAGTTCTATTCATTGAAGGATACGGGTATTACGAACATGCTGAAGGCCAATACGGATATTCTGACAGTGAGAGACCAGGCGCGCCACTCTTCGATATTAATAACGGACATGTATACGCCGAAAGATATCAGGAACGCCAATAGCTTGCTGCTGAATTACAAGGGGGAGTTGTGATTCCTTGTAATAGAAGTAGACGTTGAATGATAACGAGTGCTGGTATTTTTTAAATGGACTATAGGAATGTCGTTTTTTCGTTCCTACAGTCCATCTTTCCTACAAAATGACTGCTCAAATATTATTTTCTTCTGAAACTTCAGGCATTTCCTGACTATTTTGCGAGCCCTGCTCTTCTGTTGTCTCCTGCGGCCCGCCCACCATCTTCTTGGCTCTGGCCACGACATCTCCCATCTTGGGATAGATTGCGACGCCGCACTTGGGACATCCGCTGAAGCTAATCGACACCTGTCCGTCCGCCTGCTCCTGATAGTAGATTGTTCCACCGCCGTCCGTACCGCCCACACGGGCGTTCAGCGTAGCCCTGTCGTCACCGTCCAGCGTCATGTCGCCAGTCACCTTGAGGCCGTCGACGACGTCCTCGATACCATACACTCTGTTCTTTTTTGTAATCTTCATAATCGTTTGTTTTTAATTGTTGATAATTATTTCCAATCGTTGTCTCTGAACGCCCCTACGAGCAGGCCGCGGCCCAACACGCTGTTTCCTGGAACCGGCGTCATGTGCTCGCACGGCAACCGCACGACTTCCGCCATCTCACCGCCTTTCCACTGCACACCATTGCCGTTTGAATATATGTACACGTCACTGTAATTGTCGTTGGCGTTCACCACCATGCACCGCTGCGTGTCGAACATCTGCAACTCGTAGTAATACGTTGTCGTGCCACTGATGTTGAACACGACCGTGTCGGCGGGGAATCCCTCTGTCCCGCTCGGTGCAAACAGTCCCAGTCCGTTGCAGGGAAGTCTGTAGAATTTCTGTCCGCCTGAAGACGTCATGGAAGACAGCGAAACGTAGACGCCCGGCTTTCCCGGCCCGTTCACATAATAATAGGCGTAGGAGCCATTGACCACTATGGTGTTGCGCTGCGCCGTTCCAAAACTGCCACGGCACCAGATGTCGCTCGCGTAGAAGCGCAAGCCACGACCGTCTTTCGTGCCTTGGTGATAGAAGTCGCCACTAAGCCAGATGCGCCCGGAGCTGTCGAAGGAAATCTCACCGACGACCTTGCCATCATTGTCGACGCAGGTCAATCTCTTGAACGAACCCTCGACTCCATCGAGCTTGCCAGAGAACTTTCCGTCTTCGACATTGAGTTTCTTGAACGTAGCGTTGAGCGCGTCGATGGTCTGCGACTTGACGCCCTCCGCCACAATCTTCCTCGCGTCAATGAGGTCTATGAAGATTTTCCCGTCCTGGGCGATGAGCGAGACGGTGCCGTTCGGAGTCTCCACCTTGAATACGCCCGCCTTGACGACTACGGAATCGTCATTCCCGTTGATGTTGATTCCGATTTTCCTTAGTCCGTTGGTTATCGTAAACTCAATCTCCCTCGACGTCTGCCTCGTCAGCGTCTTGATGTCGCTCAGTGAAGAGGACACGGTGTTGGCGTCGTCCGTCCACTCCGTCACTTCGACGCCTTTCTCCAGCTTCAGTCCGCAGATGACGGCCGTCGTAGCGGAAGCCTTGGAGAAGACGACCTGCATATTGTCGGCCACGTTGGCATTCGTTCGGAAGTGCATCCATACGCGCGTGAAGGCTTCCTTCTTAGCTATCGTTGAATTTCCCCTCTGCGCCGCCGCGTCGGTCGCAAACACACCGTCGGAGTTCTCCGTAAGGACGCAGGTAGGTGTCGCATCGGAATTGGGATTCCGCAGTCTCGCCGTCAAGTCCCCGCTGCTCTTCACCCAGAAGCTCAACATGTAGTCCTTGTTCGCTTCGATCGCCTTTGTCGGCAGATTGCAGTACAACACCCCAGCCAGCGACAGCGTGGAGAACTCGCCGTTGCCGTTCTCCGTCAGCGTGCCGTTGATGGAGAAGTCGCCGTCGAACTTCCGTGTGCCGCGCATGATGTTGCCGCCAATGCGCTCGCCGTCTTCCCTGCTCCTGCTCCAGCCGACATATCCGTCCGTCTTGGTAAGACAAGGGCGGGAGAAATAGACCTCACCGTTGCGCAGAGAGAACAATGCTATCTCTATATATTCGTGTTGCGCGGAATTGGGTATGGTGAATGTCTGGGTAAACAGCTTGTACGCAGTTGTCAACTTCTCGTGCATGCTCATCGAAGTCAGCTGAGACTGTCTGCTTCCGTTCGGGCTGTCCCAGAAATGTATTTCATTCCAGACGCCCTCTACTTTGGAAGGGGCCGGCGACATGGCGAAAAAAGAAAAGGTGTAAGTGCCCCCTCTCTCAACTTTGATTACATGCTCTTTGTCCCAAAACAGGCCGTTGTAGTTTGAGTCGCTGCCGGTAAGGCCGGCAAAGTTGACACGCAGGGCGTTCGTTCCGTTGTAACCTTTGTTTCTGACCGCACAGACATTTCGTTGCGGCCATCGTATGCTGACGGAATCCAAGGCCTTCAATTCAGAATCCTTCAACAGGTTCTGCGCCCCTACGGCCTGTTCCGACACCTCACGGCTGATTTCCCTTGCGCTCTGCAAGATGTTCGACTTGAACGCGCTCATGCTCGTCTCTGCGCCCTTGAACTCGGTGAACGTGCGCTCGAACCTCTTCATGTCCGACTTCGCCTCGGCAAGGAACCTGGTCACGTTCACCGAGAACGGAATCGTACTGGTCAGCTTCGTATTTGCGTCGACGGCAATCTGCAACTCCACGCTCCCCGACGTACATGGCAGTGTCGTCGTGGTGCCGCCAGCCGACACGCTCTGCTTCGCCACGCCCGCCTTGGCAAGCGTCACGGTGGCCCCGTTCACACGGGCCTCGCCCTTGGTGAAGTTGGTAGCCCCCGTCACCGACACCCTACCGTTGACATCAACGTCTTTCGCCCCCTGCTTCACCTTCACGGTCACAATCGCGTCGGTCAGCAGATTGCCGTTCTCATCCGTGTTGAAGACTGCGGTGGCCGGCGAGCACATGACGGTGTAGGCGGATTCGCCGGGGTCGCCCTTGTCGCCCTTGTTCACCTTGCGGACTGAAATATTGGCAACCCATGCTTGGTTGTCATCGGTGTTTTCATAAAACCATAGAAAACCTGGGCACATGAACGCGGCACCATGACGGATGTTGGACACCGAGACCGATTTATTTGTTCCCAAGCCTCTGTACCGTGCCTGGTAATGTGTCCATTTGGTCGGTACGGCACTGCCGATAATGCCGGCATAAGCATACTCGCCGGCATCACTTTTTTGAGACAATGGTGTCCCCTTCGCAATCGTGCCGCCCGACCAGGGGGAAGATAACGCAATTGTGTTGGCTCCCACGTTGATTGCCGAAGCCCCGTCGAACAGTTTTGGGTATACTTTCCTACTGTATGTCTCGACGGGGTATTGATAGCCACGGGAGTCCTTGTAGTTCCAAAAAATGAATCCGAACTGGTACGACTTTACAGACTTCTTCCAAGCTTCAGTAACATTTTTCAGATAAACGACAGTATCGCCATTTTTCAAATCTTTAGCCAGCTCGGTCGTTGTACCGGGAATAAACATGACATTGCTCGCAGAAATTCCATTCCCGTCAATATCAACGAATTTCAGATAGCTATACGCCTTCGTCTTGCTTGACAGGCTCTTCGCATCGAACGAGAACTCGTATTCCGCATCCTGGTCTACAGGAATCAGCTCATCAGCGTAGGCGATAGTCCAACTGTTGAGAAATGTCTTCGTGAATGACGCGCTTCCACCGCATCTCTCCTTGCCGTCGTAGGTTAGGTCGTGGAAGTTGGTGTTGTCGCCCATAGAGGCGTTGCCGTTGACGACAAGCTGGTCGCCCCGTGACACGAGCTTGTCCACCTCATGTTTGATGTCCGCGCCGCCCACGGGCTGCCACTTGTAACTTCCTGGGTTGCCGCTCGCAGATGCGTTGAAGTCAACGTACATCCCTACATACAGCTTGCCGGCGGATATGGACGTACTGAAGTCCTTCACCCCGTCCGCGCTGTTGGCGTAGGCGATGTGGACGTAGGATGTCTCCGGCATTTTATGGAACGTCACGCGCCCCCTTGCCTTGATACTCATACAAACTGTTTAAAAATCAATGAAAGCCTCGAACTGCGTGTCGACACCAGGACGCATGTGAGAGTATCTGATGCGCACGGTGCGGTTGTCGGAAGTGCCAAGTCCGCCTTGGGTGTTGAACGTGCGCTTCACCTCATGGTTGTCAACCGTCCATCCGGGGAAGTCGGAAGACGCCGGTGCCCATGTCGCATCCTTGGCTTCTGCGTCTGTGAGCCTGTAGAAGCCGATGGTCTTGCCGGTATAGCTGCCGTCATCCCAGACCTTGCCTCCCTGTTTCATAATCCATTCCAAGGGTACGCCGTTGGTGTGCGCCGTGGATATGCCCTTTTCCGCGCCGCCGTCGAGCTCGTAAGGGTCGGTCATGTCGATGATGGTTCCTATCGCCGAGCAAGTCTTGTTGAACGTTGAGCTGTTGGGGTCTGTGTCCTTGATGGTCAGCCGCACGTTGGAGATGTTCAACACGGCCTTGCTGTTCACCGTGAGCGTGTCCGTGTTCCACCCGCTGAAGAGATTGCCGGCGGGCAGTCCGCTGCCGGCAGGCGCAGTGGCGGCGGTGATGGGCTTGTAGGTGCCGTCGGTGCCCCGAATCTCCCAAGAGCAGCTCACATTGGTGTTGTCGACAGCCCCGCCGCGCACCATGTGCCCAGACACACGGATGTCCTTGGCGACCCCGGCCACGGTGGTGAATACGCTGAGCGGCGTGTCCATCACGGCGATGATGGAGGTTCCGGCGTTCTCGACCTGCGACAGCTGGATGACGGCCGTACACTGCTGCGATGCCCCAGTGTCAGGGTCGATGTATGTGTATTCGCACTTGATGACGGAAGATGCCTTTTTCAGGTTCTGCCCAAGCACGAGGGCGAACCTGTCGGCGGACGTCGTCTTGACGGTGAAGCCGTTTTGTCCGCTCGTGATTTTGGAATTGTCGATGTACCACGTGCACGTGCCGGACACCTTGTTATCTCCGCCGCTGCCGGAAATGGTCAGCACGGGAACCAGCACGAGATTTGTTTTCGTGTAGTCCGGCACATAACTCACCGGGTCTTTCGATATGATCTGCTGCGTGCTGATGCTTGGTGCTAGCATGAAATTGATTGTCCTGCCGTCGACTATCTTGTGAAACGTCACCCGGCCTGTTGCCTGTATTGCCATGATTCTTTATATTTTATGATTAAACATTTCTAAAATGAAAACATGCCTTGCGCCGCCACCTTGTCGTTCTTGTCGAGCAGCTTGCATATGATGTCCGTTTTACCGGCCATGTCGGTGTAGTCCAACGATATGGACGTGCCGGCGTTGGCGTGCCTTTGGCCCCATGCCTGGTCATCGGCTGGCGGAGCCTCGCTTTTCCGTGACCATACAAGGCGGGAGAGGGGTATTTTGTCGGAGACATCCTCGCCGTCCTTGATGTACGAGACCGCCAGCGTGGCCACATGCTCCTGCCCATCACGGTAGAGCAGGCTCCCGGAGGCAAGCAGGAGTTCGAAATTCGTCACCCCTTTGCCATCCTTGCCAGGATCGCCCTTCTGCCCGTATGTCTCCTTGACCCACTCCGGGCTGCCGTCCCTGGGCTCGGACGTGGTGGTCTTGCCTTTCTCTATGTTGCACAGCCAGGTGGCGTTGTCGTGGCTCCAACGGTCGTAGTGGCCCGACACGGCACCCTGGTACCAGGCACCACGCTCGTTGACGATGTTGACTGTCTGCCCGGTGCCGCCGTGCGTCATGTGCAGATAGTCGGCGTTGAGCTCAATGCCCCGCTTGCTGATGTTGACGAAGGCGTGGCTGCCCAGGTCGTAGTCGTTGATTCCGTTGTAGTCCACCCGCTGCCCGGTCGACACGTAGACGATGTAGGCATACTGCCGCGTGTCGTCGGTCTGGCTGCCGAGCTGCACGAGCTTGTCTTCTGCCTGCGGGGCGTCGTTCTCCACGGAAGTGTCACAGCCCACGCAGAGATGGTCCTTGCCGCCGATCGTCAGCGTCACCGTGCCGCGGGTGTCCGACAGGTCTATGTAATGATACTTCCTGCCGTCCTCAAGCTCCACGGGGGCGTCGTCCACACCGGTGACCAGACGCCAATAGTAGCGGTTCTGCGCCATCTGCGTGGTCTTGCTGATGATGTTGCCCGTGCGGGCCATGGCCTGGTCGCCCACGTGGAAGTCGTTCGAGATGCGGACGTCGTCGTCCTCGGCAAGGAAGAAGCACCTGTAGTCGCCGCCTGGCAGCCTTCTCACCACGTCTATCCTACAGCCCGCCCTGGTGTAGCCCGTGTCGCCGCTGGAGAAGCTGAACTTCCTGACTTCCAGCTCTGCAAAATAGGCCTTCCGCCGCGCCTCGACGATGTCGGCCGCCACGTGCGTCCGTCCCGCCTTGTCCTTCCACAGGCCGAAGCCCGTGCCGTCAAGCAGCGTGCCGCCGTCCTTGAAGTCGGGACTCCTGACGGATTCCAACAGGGCGTGGCCTGCCTGGTCTATCGACGCGTTGTCAAGTCTCAGAGACCGCAGGGTGGCGTTGCCGTCGCCGTCAATGCCTTGGCCGGCGGAGAAGGCTATCCCCTTAAGAAACGTGATGAGTTCCCGAGCCGCTCCGGGGACATCAGAACGCAGAATCTTGTTCCAATCTGGACTATCCTTGGCAAGTTCGTCGGACACGGCCGCCTTGTCGGCGAAGCCGGCGGAAATCTTCTGCGCATTGAGCGTGAGATACAGGCCTGCACGATTGAGGGCCATGAGAACGGACATGTTGTCGTGTGTGTGTCCGAAAGAACCGTCGCCCTTGTAGGCCTTGGCGATGGCCTTGGTGATGTATGTGAAGAGGGCTGCGGTGGTGGTGGTGCCCCATGTTTCGGAATAGGGAGATTGGACTGGAAACAAGGCCCCTTCGCTCAGCGTCTGTCTCGGGAACTCAACCAAGCGAGGGGCGATGGTAAAAGACCCGACATCGGGAATCTTGACATCAAGCACTTCGGGCGGCGTATCGGTGCGCGGCAGATTGAGATAGGGCCTTGCGTCGGCATACTTGTAAGTGAAGGTGTAGCTGGAAGGCAGCTCACGCGCCTGATAGGTGACATCACTGTCTGTGACGACGATGCGACGAATGTAGGAATCAACATAGAGATACTTGGCGAGCGAGGGGAAGAAGTCGAGCAGCCAACGCCGCTCGTCACGGTTGAGAAATCCTGTGTTCTTCTTGAACTCGCGTTCGGTGTCGACACGATATTCCTCGGAATCATTCTCGATCTCCACGACATTGTGCGTATGTTTTGCCGTGTTTTCCGAATCGCCATAGGCGCGAAAGGTATCAATGCCGCCGAGGGAGTTTTCGAACAGTATCCACTGCTCCTGCTGGCTGCGGACGTCTGAAGCATGGTATCGCTGAATGTAGGTGAGCCGTTGTCCTTGGGCGTCTTCAACCCAAACGTCATAATAGGACGGAAGTTTGCCCAGTTTGGCGGCGATGACGGCGTAGCCAACGGGAATCGTCCACACCTCTCCGGTCCCGATGGTGGCGAGGGTGATGTCTGATGAACTGGGAGAAGAGCCCTGCATAGAAACATAGGCCTTGCAGCGGACGGTGACGCCGAGGAGGGCGTAATAGGTGAGAAACTCAGGGGTGTAGTAGGTGACAGGCTTGAGGGTGGGCTGCCAGGTAAGAAAATTGCCCTTCAGGAAGTTTTCGGCCGAGTCTGCAAAATGGTCGACGCCGGCACGGAGGACGGAGAAGGTGTGGGTGACGGGTGACGGTTGCGGGGAGGCTGACGTCACGGGAGTGATGACGGCGGTGAAGGACTTGACGATGTGCTGCTGCCGATAGGGTTCGGAGACGTCGCTGAGTTTGAAGGAAAGCAGGGGGGTGACAATGCTCTCCAGGTTGATCTCGACGCGGCCGGCCGGCCCCGGGGTGTAGGTATGCTGGATGACGACGGTGTCACCGGACTTGAGGACGAAAGAGATGTCGGACGTGGCGGCGATGACAAAATGATTCATCGACCCCACGAGACTGAGCGCATCTGGCTTGAGAAGTATATCCATACGACTTTTCGTTTTGTACAAAAGTACAAAGGAAAGCGAGATTGGTAAAGGACAGGAAAGGGGGAAAGATGAAAGGGTAAAAAGGTAAAAGGGTAAAAAGGTAAAAAAGCAAGAAGCCCCCTTCACCTCTTTTCACCCTTTTGTCTTTTTTACCTTTTTACCCTTTTACCTTTTTACTTTTTCTCGCATTCAAGCCAGACGTCGGTTCGGGTATAGGCCCACTTGGAATGCCGGAACACAGTGTGGTGTCGCACCTTGTGGGAAGTGAAGGAGGTCTGTAGGTTGAATTTCCTACCGACATACTGGGCTGAAGGCACAGGGGGATAGATGACGTTGAAAGTGCGGTTCTTGTCTTCGCCCGAGTTGTCATAGTCGGACTCGGAGACTTCCGTCTGCCGGGAGCGTCCGACCCACCTGTAGCCGGTGTCCATCATCGGGAAGAAGGTGGCGGTGGCAGGGCATGTGTCGACAGGTTCGTTGAGGGCGACCGTGAGCAGTTCGGACTCGACGGGAGCGTTCTTGCCACCAAGGGTGAACTTGAGTTTGTTGAAAAAGAAGGGCACGCCCCGGATGACGACCTTGGCATGGGCGGGGATGTTCTGTTTCTGGGACTGCGAGAGGAGCAGCTTCACCTTGGTCTGATGGAGGGAATTGCGGAGCAGTTGGTCGTAGTCTCGGTAGAAGCGTTCGAAAACCCCATCGCGGCCATGGTAATAGAGAGCGTAGTCGAAGATGCGCGGCGCGGATGGACTGTGCAGGTCGTAGGAGGAGATGGTTCCTTCAGGTTTTCCTCCTGACAGATGGCAGAAGGCGAGCATGGGCCGCAGCCGGGCGGCGGATTCCGTGTCGGACTGTTTGTCGGCTCCCGCAACCATCATCTTGGAATTGAGGGCGACGTAGCGGCCCGCGAAGAGGTAGGAGTCGAACTCCGCCGTGGCGGGTGTGTCATCGACGGTGGCAACGTGCTTCAGCTTCCGGAACTCGGGGATGAGGTCGGGAATCTTGACCTCCTTGGCTTCGAGCTGCTCTCCGGTGTTGTAGTCCTGCGAGGCTTCACCGATGCGGGTGTCGACGCTGTAGTCGCCCGAGAACCCCGTCTTGTAGAACGCTCCGTCGACCGGGTTGAAGAAGGCTGCGGGGTTGGCGGCCTTCATGGACTTGAGGTCTTCGTAGGAGTCGGATATTTCGGAATCGACCTTATCCTCTGACGCGAGGACAATGCGCCGGTAGTCCTTCCCGTCCTTGTAGGTGACGGTCGGCTCCTCGGTGACACAGCGCGTGAGATCCTGGAGGGGCGCGGCTTCCACCATGTCGCCCAGGAAGATGACGTCGGCCGTGTGGCGGCCTTCGTCGGAGGTGAACTCGCAACAGAACTTCTTGCGGAAGACGGCGAGGAAGTCGGCGCATGAGACGTCGGGCACGAGGTCGGCCATGCGGATGCGGCCGTTGACGAGGACGTCGATGACAGTGTTGGGCACGACCATCTTGTCGAAGGGCGCGGTTCGGGTGAAGAAGTTGGGCTGAAGGTCGTAGCCGAAGTGGGCGAAGATGCGCTTCAGGAGGTAGTTGGCACGGATGAAGGGCGAGATGTAGTAGCCGGGCTTGAGGGTGATGGGGACCTGGTTGACGTACTCTGTACGCTGGACGGCGTTGTAGAAGTCGCAGCCCACGCCGGACATGTCGGGGTGGAAGACGGGGATGGCGGGACAGGTCTCTTCCTTGTACTGGTTGTCCTTCCACACCCAGACCTTGCGCTCGGGAATGACGGTCTGCTTGCCGAAGGCGTTGATGATCTTGAAATTGAACCCGGCGTCGCGTCCGGAATCGTTCTCGACGAGAAGCGGGAAGATGCCGAAGCGTTCGTCGGCGTTGGCGCGAAGCCCGCGACAGAAGGCTATGCCCTCTTGAACGGTGGTCACGCCCTGCACGAACTCGTCCTTGAAGATGTCCTTGAGCCGAACGTTCTGAATGCGGGAGTAGAAGGAGCCGTCGTTGATGTAGAAGGAGGTGGCGACGGAGCCCTTGTACTGGGCCGAGAGGATGATTTGCCGGCACTGGGCGTAATACTCGCCGTCCTGGATGGCGACGTCGACGGGGCCGGCCTTCAGACGCCGCCCGAAGGAGTCGGGGAAGCCGAGGAGCCGGCGGTTGCGCTCGGAGGCGGGCAGTTCGAGGGGCGTAGTCTGCTCGCCGTAGTCGTTGAAGAACGGGTTGGTTCGTTCGACCTGAATCTTGGTGTCGGGCTTGAGGTTGTAGTCCTGGCCCGCGGACAGGTGTGTTATACGCATCTTTTAAAAGTAAAAAGGTAAAAAAGTAAAAAGGTTACTTGCTGCCGAAGCGGCGGGACCGGTCGCGGAGCTGCTGCTTCTGTTCGAGCTCGTCGAGGGCGACGGAAGCCGGAATACCTTCGTCGGAGATGCGGTCGAGGACGGCGATGAGCCGTTCGAGGACTTTGTCGGACGAGGAACTTGGGGGGACGGGAGACGGATGATTGGCGACGCCGGATTGCGGCGTACTGATGGAGCCGCCTGAAGCCCGCCCCGCCGCCTGCATGGCAAGGAACTTGTTCATGTCGAGGGTGCGGATGGTGCCGGCCCGCTGGGCATGGTCGATGATGTCGAGAATCGGGGCTACGGTCGGGTTGTCGACGGCGGCGTTGCTGGCCACCCATTCCTTGCTACGGCCATACGGTCCCTCACCCACGATGACGGTAGGATTGGAAACGTAGCCCCGTTTGTCCGGTTCGTATCGCGCATGAAAGAGACGACCGTCCTGGCGACGCTCGACGTCAATGCTGCCGCCGGACTCAAGACCGGTGGCGACGCGGGCTCCTCCTGAAGCGGCGGAGGCGGAGCCGTTGAGCGTCATCTTCTTGACCTTCTGCCGTTCGGCATTGGCGGCGGCGAGCTGGGCAATGCTCGCGGCGGAAATCAGCCCCGTGGCTATGCCCGCGGCGACAGGATTCCCCTTGAATGTCGCCCATGCCCCCATGATGGCCACGGCCGTGTTGGAAATGATCTGCGAGGCCTGCATGGCAAAGTCCACGTCGGCATACTTCTTCTGTATCTTCAGCTTGTCGTTGGCCTTCTTCTTCTCCAACTCGGTGGTGTCCCTGCCGGCATTGCGGGCTGCCTCGATCTCGGCGTCGTACTTGGCTTCGACATTGGCGATTTCCGCATCCTGAAGTGACTTCACGGCATTGCCTGCAAGGTCTCTGTAATAGTTGAATGTCTCCAGGAGATACTTGAGTCTCATGTCCTTCTTCGCCTTCTCGAACTCCTCCTCCGTGAGTTCCTTGTTCTGAAGGTGCTGACGGAGTTGCTCCAGTTCGGCATTGTAGAGTTCCTGCTGAGAGGTCAGGCCGTACTGCTGCCGAATCTGCAACCTGTGTTCTTCGGCCTGCTTCTCAAGATTGGTCAGGGCCTGTTCATACTGCTGCCTGTCCATAGCTCCTTTTGCAAACTCTTCGTCGATTTTCTTACGGCGGGCCGCATACTGGTCTTCGAAGGTGTCGAGTCCGTATTCCTGTCGGGCGCGGGCCATCTCCTCCTGTTGCTTGCGGGCGTAGTCGGCCTTGATGGCCGCCTTGGCGGCCTCGTAGGACTCGGTGGCCTGCTTCTGACGCTCGCCGTCGTCCTTGGCAAGCTGAAGGGAAGCCTGGTAGTAGCCGTCGAGGACGAGGAGCTTGGCGTCGCACTCCTGCTGAAGCGTCTGCGGCTTGCCCGGCGCGGCCTGCTGAATCTTGTCGAGAGCGTCGTAGTATTGCTTCTCGGCTTCGAGGTAGGCTGCGTCGGCGGCCTGCCGCTGTGTGGCCACGGCCTTGCCCTGCTGCTCCTGGAGGGTCTTCTTCCGGGCGGCGTCTTTCATCACCAGCCCCCTGGAGCGTTCCTGATAGGACTGCTCGATGGCGAGGAGGTTGTTCTGATGTTGGACATTGAGTGCGGTGGCATAGGCATTGTACTGCTCCTGGGTGAGCCGTTTCTCGGCCAAGGCCTTCTTGAGGGCATTGAGGTCGTCGGCGTAGGACTGACGGGCCTCGTCGAGATCCTGGGAGCGATCGTGGGAGAAGCGGTTTGTAGAGAGTGTATCGGGGGCAGTGTTTTTCCCTTTCTTTTTCTCACCCCCGGGCAGCCTGCCAGGGCTGAACTTTTGATTGATCCCGCCGTTATTTTCGACGATTTTCTGAAGACGATCATTTTGTGCCGTATACTGCGCGACACTGTCGTTTGCCGCTTTGGTGCGAGACGCAAACATCTCGTCCCACTGCTGGTCGTGCAGAATCAATTTTGCCGTAGCTTCATCAATGTTGCGAATGACTTTCCCTGTTTTGTCGACCACCACATGATAGGTGTTGGTCATCACGGCCCCACTACTACCCGTACCGACCATTTGCGTGCGTGCTTCCACATGTTCGCCGGCTGCGAGGTCGACACCTCTTCGGGCGGCAGCGTTCTGTACGTTCCGGGATTTTTCGGTGGCATCGTCAATGGTGTCTTGCGCATTGAGGATTTTCTTCTCATTGGCTTTCATCTGTTCATAAGCCGCCTCGGCACGGGCCGCACGGCGCAAATTCTTGATATAGGTGTTGATAGCCTGCGTATTTTCGTTGAACAGGCGACCTTCTTTCGTGATGGAGGCATGATAGCCGGGAACAATGGACTGCATTTCCTGAATGGCTTTTTTCCGCTGATTGTAAGACCTGGCCGTGGAGTGGATGGTTCGCTGCAAGGTTTTTACTTTCGCGATTTCATTCGCCGTGGAGTCGTTGATCGACTTTTCGATTTCGGAGTGCTGACGCTTAATGTCGGCGGCAACACGGGCATGCGCCAGATTGAAATCGACGATTGCCTTTCTGGCCTGTGCCGTTTTGTTCAAGAACGCATAGAACGCCACGCCAGCAGCCACCAAGGCTGTAGCGACGAGAAGGATGATATTGGACTTGCAGGCTGTATTGAACAGTCGCATCTGGGCTGTGGCACGAGCCATGTTTCCCCTCATGACATTGACGGCCGCAGCCGTCAGAAGATGGACACCCTTGAGCGTGGTGAGCGTTGCCGTCCAGGCTGCCATGACGACCTTGGCGATGGTTGTTTGCTTTATCCACAAGCGAAATGCCGTGTTGAGAAAGGTCATGCTGACTGTGAGTGCGGTGACGGCCAAGGAGAGCGCGAGGGTGGTCTTGCGATGTGTAGAGAGCCAGACGACGCACTGCATGAGATTGATTTTCATAGCACCAAAGACACCGGCCGCTTGTTCCCGAAGCGGCAGCAGGGCCTCGCCCAGTTCACGCTGTTTGTTGGCAAGCGCAGTAGCTTTTTGCGCGGCACGGTCGGCCGCGGAAACGTAGGTGTTGCCTGCCGCGGCAAGATTGTTTTCGACGATGGAGGCTACGGCCTTCATGAAGTCGCCCGTTTCTTTCGTTTTTTCAGAGATCTCGGCTGCGGAGAGTCCGAGGTTGTCGAGAATGAGGGGCGATTTACGGCCGAGACCGGTCACGATGGAGTCGACCATGTAGTCGAGCGACTGGCCTGTCTGCTGCGCCTTCAGCTGGGCGAAAGAAAGGTATTTGCCGAGGTCTTCGAGCGGGATGTTGAAGTCGCGTGCCTTGACGGCGGCTTTCATGAGTTGGATGTCGGCAACAGTGCCTTTGGTGGCCCGTCGGAGATTGTCGAGCAGTTCGGGGCGGTCGAGGTTGCGGAAGGCGTGGGTGACGCCGTCGGCCGACTCGGCCATATCAATGCTTTCCGCCACGAAATCTTTCATCTTGGCAGTGGTCCTACCCACAAGTTCGGCAAGACGAACCATCATCTCGCCACGAAAGAAAGACATCGTGCTCTTATCCAGTACAGCCTCCTTAAAACCACGGGCGGTTTCGTTGAGTTCCTTCATACGTCCCTTGACATCTGTAAGCCGCTTGCTAAGGTTTTTCCATTCATCAGGGTTGATGGAGCGAGAAGTGTCGTCGAGCTGCCGCTGAAGGTCGCGGGCCTGATGGCGTAGTTGCCTCATGGTGAGCGCATTGAGGTCGAGGGTTTTGGTTTCGTCGGCAATCTGCTGCTTGAGATTTCGAACCTGCGCAGCATTCTTGCCGTACTCCGCGCGCCGCTGCCGCCAAGACTCGGTGTCTTTCTTCCCGGCAAGTTCGAGTGACTCCATCTGCCGCTGCAGCGATTTGTTTCGTTCGCCAAGACGGTCGATTTCTTTTGAAAACGTGCGGATATTCTGCTGTGCCTTTTCGACCCTGGCATTGACGGTGAGGGCGACTTCGTCTTCGGAAATGTGCTTTGCCATAAAAAAACTGTCTGTTGTTATCTTTCAGGAACAAAGATAGCAACAGACAGCGAAGGTGAAAAGGACAATGCGTCAGTGTTTCATCAGCAGATAGACAGGGACTCCGCCAAGAGGAGTGAACATGAGACAGAGTGCCATGAATGTGAGACACGACCACCACCCCCAATCCTCCCATTTGATGACGAAAGGCATGAGGATGAGTGTAATGATGAATTCAATGAATATCCACATCGTTGTTTTTGTTTTGATGGTACAAAGATAAGCTATCTGAAGGAGAGCGACAAGGGGAAATCCCTATTGGTAACGGAAGAATCCCTACGGGCACGTCAGATCTCGACGGCCCGCTTGAGTTCGCCGCGGAGTTCTCGCCGCACTTCATCGGTAAGGCCGTAGCGGAGTTCGGGAAAGACCTGCTTGTAGAGAATGGGCCAGACGATCTTGTTGTAGAGATTATGGTTCTTGTTGGCACGTGTGCCACGGGGACGCTTGCGGCGATACTGGATGTCGAGGAAGCGGAGGTGGAGAGGGACGAAGAAGCGCAATTCATAGGCACTTTCACTGATATGCCTGTCGGCTGCCCCTTTAAAGGCAAAGCGCATGAGCTGTCCGGATCGGACTTGAAAGACCGAGACGGCAGGACGCCAGGCTTCGTAAAGCCGGGAGACGGCGTCGGTCATGGTCTGGTGGACGAATTTCTTGCGGATGAGGTGTTCTGTGATCATGAAACAAAGATAACAATCTGAGATGTAAGACCAAAGGACTATGCCAACTCCTGTTCTATTGCCTTGAACAATTCAAGAACAACTTGCGGCACCATAGAGTTTCCAAGAGCCTTTATTGCTTCCTGTCGCCATTGGATAAAAGGAATGGCAAGACGAGATACATCAAAGGGTAGCCCATCATTTCCTCTACAAACAGGGGCGATAGTTGGAAAGTTCCGCCACCAACCTTGTGGGCAATCTGCTCCGCCAAGTTGCTCAGCTCCGCTTTCGTTTTCGTTTTCCTGTGTGCCTTCAGGTTGCCCATCGTCATCATCGACCTCTTGCCGTCGCTCGCCACTGGAGTCAACAGCCAGTCTGTCTTGCTGAACATTTCCGGCAATCCTTTCTGTTTGAAATTTTCCCCGCGCTTCTTGAAATCCTGAGCGCATGGAGTCGGCAGCATTCCATTGAGTGCCATTGCTGTGAGCCCTGTCCCCATCTGGCTGTTCGGGTTGTACTTGGTTGTCCAGTTCGTAGCCTCGGCAGCATTGGGAGTGGGAAGGATTCCATGAAAGTTGATGTAGTCCATCAGTCCGTTCGGACGTTGCTCGCCATTCTTTCGGCTTCCCATTGTATTCCCTCCCTTCGCACGTAGTTTCTGCACTCTCTTGTCGTGTTGTATCTCCAATGCCAGTGGCGTTGGCGGCAGTTCCTGCGGATAGAACTTCTGTTTGCCATTCTCGCACACTTTCAGTCCCTGTGTTACAGGAGTTGGCAACATATCTGAGTACACTATCTGACTCAGCAGAGTGTTGTATTTCGTTCCGTTCCTGTATCCGTTGCGCGTTGCCCTGGCTCTCATTGATGCGGGATCTTCGCAAAACTCCATCGTGCATGGTGTCAGCAGAAGGTGTGGGAACATTCCTTCGGGCGACGAACCACACTCTGTCCCTTTGGTGCGGCGCGCCGACGGAACAAGCCGGAACAACAAGCGGTTGGACGGCGTATCCTTCACTCTCAAGATCTGCACAGACGGTTTCAACGACGAACTGCTGCTTTTTTCTATATATGTCGTCGTTCTCACCGAAGAGAGAGGTTGTGATTCCCACTTTAACTGCCTCGCAGGGCTGTACCATCGAGAGGATGCCAGCAACGTTCTCACCAATGACGAAAGTGGGCTGTACCTGCCTGATTGCTCGTAACATCTCCGGCCAGAGATAACGGTCATCATTCGCTCCAAGTCGCTGTCCTGCCGAACTGAATGGTTGACAGGGGAAGCCGCCTGTGAGTACATCGATTTTACCTTGCCATTTCGAGAAGTCTGTTGTCTTGATGTTTTCATAACCGATTGAATTAGGATACCAATAATTGAGGATGGTATTGCAAAAATCGCTGATTTCGCAGTGAAAAACATTTTGCCATCCCAGCCAAAAGGCTGCGAGCTCGGGTGCGCCAATACCGCTGAAAAGCGAGGCGTGAGTGATAATTCTGTTCATTCATTTCCTTGTTTGTTTGTCAATGACAAAATTATATACTTCTATTCTGTTTGTAAAGGACACCTCGTTTCACAACGAAGTGCCCTGACAAACAAACATCCAAATGAATGGATGTTTTGGTAGAAAAGATATCATCGCTCGCGGAGCATCCACTTGAATGCCAGCCCGTGGGAGCCGGGGCGGTTGCAGAAGTCGAAGCCGGCGGCGAGGAGGGCGGCAAAGACTTGGGCGGGGGTGACATTGGCGGAGGGGTCGATGTCCTTGATGGCGTCGACCACCTCGGCGGTGGAGAAGAAGTGGGTGGCTTCGGCGGGGGCGGAAGCGGGACGGTAGGTGGCTTGCAGGGCAGCGATGTAAATGCCGATGTCTGTGGCGGGCTGCTCGGGAGTGGTTTTCTTGTTACTCATAGTCGGATCTGTTTAATGTTTCACGATGTTCGGCTTCGCCTGACGGGTCGACCGAGGAGAGAAACGTGCCGAAGTCCTTGCGCAGGGAGCGCAGGGTGTCGAGGAAGGTCAGGGCCGCTTCGGGCTTGATGGCCTGGAAATCGCGCCACTGGTCGATAAGGAAGTCTTCAATGGCCTGAAGACGCTCCGTGCGCTCATAGATATAGCCAGGATCGAGCATAGCTTCGAGGGTTTCGGTGGCTTGCTCGTTGAGATGAATGAGAGTGGTTTTCATTTTTTGCCTCCTTTCTGTTCCAAAAAAGATTGAAATTCTGCCAATGTATTGATAAATCCTTCAAGAGTCTGCAACTTCTCTTCCCACTTATTCATCAGCGTACATTCCCGTGATGTAGCACACCCGGACTCGTGAATATCCTTGTAATGCTCATACATACGCGACACTTTATCGGCCTCTCGTTGTACTTTTATTCGTATGGACTTCAGCAACCCCGGAAACAAAGAAAAATCTCCTATCGGGATGAAAAGCCCGGTCTCAGCCTTAAAGCCATAGACGGAAGGGTCTTGTATAATCTTCATATCTTATCTCCTTTCTACTCTTTATCAGCCTTGTTAACACGATAAACCAGCCAGGCGGCGCAGAGTGCCGAAACTACGGAAGCGACCGGCTGCTGCTCTACGGCGATGGCCGCAATCATCACGCACAAAGATAGGAGGTTTAGGCGAATTGCCAAAAGACGGGTAACGGGGAACTCGCAGATTTGGGTGTAGAACCGGCTCTTCTCGTTCATCCACTCCTTGAGGGAGAACGACCGCCGAGCTGTGCGGAGGGTTGTTACTTGTTGCATATTGCACGATTATAACCATTCCCGGAACTGCCGGGACAGAGATACAGGGAAGCGGCTGCACATCCCGCTGGTTACAATCGTGACTTCACCCCGAAGAGCTTTATCTGATTACGGAATGGCAACCGCCAATATTTTTGTTGGACATAAAAAAAAGCCCGAGCAAAGAAGCTGAGCGATGACCGACGCTCGACGGCGTGAATACCTCACGACTGTAACCAAGGGCAAAGATATAAATATTCCCCGAACCTTGCAAGGATTTCGAGGAATATTTATTTAATACGATATATTAAACTTATCGAATTCGGCAAGCAATTCGTCTTCCGAATAGGTTTTGATGTCATATCCTTGCTCTTGCAGCATCTCTATTTTTTCTAACTTCTTTAACCCTGCATCTTCTCCAATGATGACGATGTTGGTTTTCCGAGAGATTGATATATTGATATCCGCCCCATATTTTTGCAAGACGATGCCGAGATCATCTCTATGAGGGAAAGCATCGAAGGTGCCTGTAATTACTATTTTCTGCTGAAAGAAAGGTGTGTTTGGGTTCTCCACGTCTTGGGCTTCAAGAGGTTTTAGGGTTTCTGACGATATTTTTCGGCCGCTCAAATCTTCGGTTATAGCAAGGTTATTCTTTGTTCGCTTTTGTTTAGATTTGGATGGTGTTACAAGTCCTGGTGATATGCCATTCAAGTAGTTCAGATAAAATTGCGCGCAGCATTTAGAATCAAAACCTGCATCATGATGTCCTTCTATGTTCATAAGAAAAGCGTCGCAAAGGTCTTCAAGAGAAAGGTTGAATATGCGATATGTGCATTCAAACGGTTTTATATTTTCGGATGATATTTTATAAAAATCGAGGTTACGACGCAGCACATCCTCGTCAAATGCCGCATTATGAGCAACGATAGTAGAATCTACGAAGTAATGAGATATTTCGGTCCATACTTTGTCAAAAGTGGGGGCATCAGCTGTATTGTTTGGTGTGATATGATGGATGGCTATTGTGTTGCTGTCGTAGTTGTTTCCTGGCGGCTGAATCAATTTAACAACAGTGTCTTTTATGACACCTTCTTCAACAATAGTGATACCTATTTGACACGCCATACGGTCAGCAGTAGCTGTTTCAAAGTCGATGGCAATAAAATTAACAGGCGTAATGTCCTTAATGCGTGATGGCTGTTGCGCGTCAAGTGCTATCTCTTCTGCCATCCATTCTTCAAAGGTTGTCTCTACACTTTTTTCTAACTCAAAAATAAATTGTTCTTTGATAGTGAGAGTTTTGTTCAGTTTAGAGTTTTTGAGAAGTGCCACATAATAGTCTCCTTCAGAATCAATTCTAACCAAGTCGTTATTAGGGCTACAACGTTTACAATTAAATTGGAGTTGTACCGTTTGTTGCGTCTGTGATTCTTTTGTTTTTTTTGATGCTGCCTTAAAAATTAAGACAACAACCATCAGCATGATAAATAATCCGATTAGTATGTCCATATTTTACAGGTTTTAGATATTGACAAAGGTAATCATTTTATTTTAAACAGCGTAATAAATGTTACGTAGCGCAAACAAAAACCTCCTGTGCCTTGCGCGCACGGGAGGTGTTAGAGTTTTTTAAGTTTATGAAAATAGGGCGGATTAGAGGGGGGCGGCGTTTTTTTTTGAGACCTGCAAGGATTTCGGGGAATGTTTTGTAATTGCCAAGGGGAACGGGCAAGAAAAGCTATATATCAAAATGTATGAATCCGGGGCCAAAAGCAAAGCGGAGCTTCATGCACCCGTTGCTGACGGAGAGAGAGAGGTCGCCCTGTGCAATAATGTCCATGCCGATGACGAACTCCACATCTTGGGGCAATTGGTCGGACTCGAAGGCCTCTACAATGGTTGCCTGTCCACAGTTTCCGGGCATGGCTATGGCGAGCAAGGCCCGTCCGTGCGCTTTTCCGCCAACGCCTTGGACAGTGTTGTGGGGAACGGACACGGGGAGCTGCAGATGGTTGGCCGTATCGGAGCTGATGGCTGATACCTCGGCCCCTGTATCCCAAAGGGCATCGGTGAGGACTTCGCGACGGCTGATGGTGTTGATGAGTCTGATGGGCGTGACGACACGCCGGGACGACTCCAGTATCTGTGTGAAAACGATGGCATTATTTTCCATTTTTAGCAAATTCATAATTTATTTGCAAAGATAGGAAAAGCAAGCGGAGGGGGAAAGGACGGGAGAGAAAATCCCCGAAAGCGGCAAGGGTTTCGGGGATAATTTTTAATATGATTATTTCTTTAGATGTTCATTTTCAAGATCCTTGTCGTCGCGCTGGTGAAACAGCCCTCTGACAAGAATCAGACCAAGGGCCACGATGTTGATGGTGGTGGTGGAGAGGAGGGTGATGATTATACCACCACTAATCTTCCATCCGAGCATGTATGAGGCAACAATGAAGGCGAAGACTGCGAACAGATACGAAGAGATGAGCCTTGTGACCCATCGTTCCAACCGTCGGCGTGCCCGTGTGTTTTCGATGATGCGATGGAGGTCTACGTATTGTTTGCACGACTCTGTTACATTTTTAGGGTCAGCCGTGCTTATGAGCAGGTCGACCACATCAAGAAGGTCAAGCTCTTTTTTCTCTTTTGGATATGGGTTTCTAAAGAAGCGAAGGATATTGAACCAAATTTTATAGGCCCCGTTGGTTTTCCAAGGAATGATTTCCTTTTCCTGGAAATCGTCATGGAAGAGTTCGGCGATGTCCATGTCTCTAATATTCCCTCTATATTTGGGTTTGCTCATGGCTTTCGGCGGAAATAATCAGATATGAGGCTGTCGTCGATTATCTTGTTCCAAACGGGTTTTTCGTCTCCTCCCTTGCCGTAAGCCGTGATGTTCCATGGTCCTCCAGGCTTATGTGACCACATGCTAAGGTCGTAGGCGCTGACATGGCAATAATTGTCTATCACACTTCTCACGATGTGTACGGCCGTTTGGTCTGCGGCAAACACATTCACTTTATCTTCGCTGATCGAGAAAGGAGGCTGGTAGCGATCGAACGATTTATAGACAGAAGGAAATACCGGGCCATAAGGCCAGGCATGGGGCTGTTCTTCAAAAAGTCTGTTGGAGGCAGCTGCAAGATAAAAGCCGTAACACATATACAACAACTTGTTGACCTGTGTCTTGTTGAGCCTGACACCATGCAATCTATAGGCCATGCTCCTGATTATGTTGGCATAGTCTACACTTGTCAGTATGATGTTGTTGGACATAGTATGATGCGTTGCACGCCTGTTGTGATGGTGCAAAGATAGGTATATCCTGCGTAAAAAACAAGTATTCGCGTCGTTATTTTTTTTGCGTGGCGTAAATTACGCTGCGCAAATAAAAAAACAGCCCCCCGGGGGAGTGAGGGGCTGTGAGTGCGTCCGTAGGCGACGGGCGGCTTTTGTCTTGCTGGCCAACAGAGGCCACGCCTAAATGCTTTCGGCTGCGCGGCGTATGCGGTTGGCGAGGTCGAAGAGCGAGCCGCGAAGGTGCTCGACCTCCTCCTCGTTGAAACCGCCTGAGCCTCCGTTGCCGTCGATGCCGTTGAGCTTATGGTAGAACCAGGAGGAGGACTTGTGAAAGTACTTGTTGGCAAAGTCCATCCAGGACACGGACAGATTGATGTCTGCAAGGCGTTGCTTCATGTCGCTGACCACCATAGGTTTTCCGATAACTGTTTCCATTGTTGTTTTCCTTTCTTTTTTTTGAAGCCCGCCCCTCGCTTGGGAGGAGCGGGTGTTGGTTGTCAATAGGGTTGGCGGAGCATAGAGTAGAACTTCTCGATGATGACTTCCAGCAGCCTGGGATAACCATTGGGATAGGAACGGTTGTAGTTTCTCATCTGCTCGATCAGGTCTCTCTCCTCGGGCGTGACCCTCATTGTTTCTGTTTCTTGTTTCATATTCTGTTGTTTTATCAAGACAACACAAAGGTACTACATTATTTCGTAGTACGCAAATTTTACTACGCTTTTTCGTAGTAAATTACATGTATTTAACACTTGAAAAGATTCACCCGGCTTCGTAGCTGTTGATGACGGTTTCAAGCATTTCGGAAATGGGGACGCCCTTTTCCTGGGCAAGCTGGGCCAAACGCTCCCTGGCCTGCTCACTGACCCGCGAGCTGACGGGCACCTTGCCCAATCTCTTGCGTCCGGAATTGGGCCGGGCACCGCCCCTGTTATCGCTCATAGTCGGCTCTTTTGGTTAGAAATTCCGCCGCCTTGCACAATGTCGCCGCAAGGTGGCCGGCGTCTACACTATCCTCTATCTCCAGCCGCCAGCGTGGCGGCTTGCGGCGATACAGGTGGCACTTGGTGTCGTCTTCACTGAACTCGAATCCGTAGGGTTGGCTGAAGCACTTGGAGCCATGGTGACGTGCCGCCCAGTCGCCCAGCTCCCGCATGATTCGGGCAAGTTTGTCGGCTGAAGGTTGCGGAACGTCTTCCAGGACGGTGACCTTCTGCGTCTCGTTGAAACGGCCGTCTTCGAAGGTGAGGACGATTCCGTGCTCCGTGTCGGTCAGCACCCAGCCGTCGGGGCGGGTGCTGCTCTTTTGAATAATAAATTTCTTCATATCTATATCTCTTTACATTCTGTATAATCTTTGTCAACAAACATCTCTGCTATACCTGATAACTGTTTATAGCGTAACAGTTCATCAGCGTCCATGCCAACTTCTTTCATAATCCATTGGTCACTCATGCCAGACTTTTTCAGTTCGCCTACAATATTCATCATCAACTCTATGGAATGGCTACCCCTCGCACGATTATGACGAATCGTTGAAGCCATACGATTACTTATATCCTTGTCTATAACTACGACTGGCAGCTTACCATCTTCACGCTCGTAAATATCCTTATGGGTGAGCATAACCGTATAACGATGGTATCCGTCTACTATTTCGTATTTTCCATCGGGTAACTTATAGCAGACAATAGGCATCGTGTATCCATCCTCCTTAATACTCTCATAGAGCAGTTTCATTTCGGGTGGTGCTACACTGTTTGGATTGTAACTATTTGCCTGTATCTGTTCTATAGGAACAGCTTTCACATTATATACGGGTGATTTCATAAGTCCTTATATTTTTCCTTAATAGCTTCTCTACGTTCCAATTCACTCTTCGTAAGCGAAAAGCCCATATACTTACAAAGATGGTCATTCTTTATGATACAGACACACATGCGCTTGTAAGTAGGAATATCCTTGAAGTTCTTGCCTGTATAGTCTTCTTGATACTCCATTCTGACAGGCTTTTTTGTCGTCTTATAGTTCGTCGTATTACCGATGTCTATTTTGACTCCCGCTTCTTTAAGCCTACTAATAGTATCTTCGTCAAGGCATCCACCCCGTTCTTTCCAGAACTTGACACTTGTAGCGAGCTTGTCAAGGTAGTTCTGCTTTGTCGCTTCCGGCAAAGTATCGAGCAGAAAGAGCATGTATTGTTCCCAAGTGAAATGCTCCGGCTTAGTGATTCTCTTCCATCCCATGGCAGTTGTTCCGCCATATAGACCAGCAAAATTAACCCCATTGACACGTCCAACAATTCGTCCCCAAGTATCAGGTTCTATCACTTGATAAAGACGAATAGCCTCCATTCCTTCACTCAAGAAAGGAGATGCTACACGTTGCTTGTGCAGAGGAACGCCAGCATAATAGAATAAATCATATAAACGATTATAATCCCACTGGTTCTTCGCATTCGCAATCCACACATCTTCAGTTGTCCAATCATGGATAGGGTAGGCTGTAACGCACTTCTTTGCCGTGTTTGTCCAAGAAAATCCCTGCCATGTTTTATAATTCCTATCGCTATGTACAGCACGCCAGCGGTTAAGGCTCTCCCCTGTTCTGATACCTATTAAGCAACTTACGCTTCCATATTTTGTAGCCAACCACTCTCCGAACTCGTCTTGAAAGTCATAATCCCACAACTTATCAGAGAAGAAAGGAAAGTCTTTCTCTGTCATCGCATAGACAGGAGGCTTCTTCACCCATAGGTCTTGTTTGCTTGCTTCGTATGGTCTCCAGTAGGACTGGAACATACTTGTACTTGTCGTGACTTTGAATGGCACGCAGACGTGGTAAATATCCGCCTTGTTCTTGAATCGCTCAAGCGTACGTTCCACGTATTCAGAGGTCATCTTGTACTGCGCTTCGTAGTCCATATGAAAGATCCCGAATCGAACGCCACGTTCCTCAGCAACTTTAGCACACAGTTCCAGCAACACGCCACTGTCTTTACCACCACTGAAAGAAACATATACATAATTGAATTTATCAAATATGATATTGAGTCTTTTTATTGCAGCTTCATATACATTCATACCATCCTTAATTCGTTGTCAGAATCTTTATCAGCGTAGTATTTGCCGTCGATAGTATAACAGCAGACTTTCCGGTTTTCTATTAATCCAACAATTGGGAAAGACGCACTTTCCCGATCAAAAGCAAGTAGGCGAACGGATTTACCGTCCTTGGTACAAACTTTTGCCCCATCCTTTGCCGATGTTAAATTAAAATCCTTCATAATTCAGTTTTTATTTCCTCAATTGTTTTTTGCTTGAAATATTCAGTCATTGAGATTTTCTTCTCGATGTTAGAATCAATCATATCCTCGAGCCCGACATTGCCTGTCATATCATAATAGATGCAGTCAGACTCCTGCCCTGTACGAAAGGTTCTACGAGTTGCTTGCATTCGCAGGGCATAATCCCATATTTTATCAAAGAAGATCATATACTGATAGTGCTGCAGATTCAGCCCAAAAGCCTCTTTTTGATAAGAGAGGACTTTTGCCTCCTTATATCTACGCTCACATTCAGTCCGGCTGTCTATGTACTTACAGAAGATGATAGTATCTTCTTGCGGTATCTTAGTAAAGAGTTCGTCGACCTTGGCAAATTTATCAGCTGTACAGCAATATGCGTGTTGCATCTTCTGAGTCATCTCAAGGAAGATATTATTGTTTCTGTATTCCAACATTTCGTTGTCCAGGAACAACGCCTTAATATTGTAATACTCTTCCTTTTCCTCTTTGCCTATGTCGTAATCAACAGTATTATAATACTGACTTACGTTTAATTTCAAGTCACATTTATATACGTAGTGTTCTATCAGCGAGTGGAGATAATCAATATTCTCATATCCGTTGATGAACTCACGGGTCCGTACCTTACGCCCGGTCTTCTTTGTCAATACGGTATAGTCGCAAAATGTCTTTTTAAACTTGGTATAGTTCATATTTAGTATTCTATGATCCAGAAATTCCATTTGCGACCAGAGGTCAAGAAGGTTCTTACTCAATGGTGTTCCATTAAGGATGAGTTTATATTCGGCCTTCCGTGAAAGGCTAAGGAGGCGTTTAGTCCTCTTTGCCTCCAAATTCTTAATCTTCAGGCTTTCATCCATAACGATGAATGTGTTTTTGCTATCAGATAACAGATTATAGACCGACAGATATATTCTATCAGACATCCCGATACTTTCCACACCAAAGTACTCTACCTTACCTTGTAATCCTCCCCATTTTGCTATTTCTGCCTTAAGATTGTCTAAGGTACGGAGTGGGGCTATCCATATAACATTCTCACATGGAGACGTGTTAACGATCTCCATTGCAGCACGGGTCTTTCCCGTTCCAGCATCCATAAAAACTGCACCAACCTTCCATTTTAGCAGATGTTGGATGCAGTCTTTTTGTCGTGTCAGTAAGCCGTTCATCTTTCCAGTTCTTTTACGCTATTGTTTAAAACTGGTTCAACCTGATTAGGTTTGTATCGAACACTACTATACTCAGGAAGTCTTTTCCCATGAGCGTCAAACCATGCTTCTTTCTTTGTGCTATACTGAATCTTCTTCTTTGGAAGAATCCAAGAAGCGATCCAGTACGCATCGCTCTTTTTTACTTCATGGTCTTTACCAAAGACACAAGATTTTGGTAAAATATCTTCGCTACCATCATAAGAACGAGCTTTATAAGCTTTGTCAGAAATAGAGAATAAGCTCTCTAATCGAACGGAGAAACATTGTGTCTTCTTCATATTACCAGAGATATTCAAGTTTGTTATAATCATCGTCTGTTAGCTCCACGTGGAAAGCGTGGATATTTTCTCCGTTAATTACTGCGTTATGAGCAGTATTTGTTTTCTGCACATAACCAAAAAGTATATACTTCCCTTGTTCATCCTCTCCGTGATAAATGAAAGAAAAAACAGATGAACTCTCGCTTTGGGAGGTGTGGTCCAGCGAAGTGTTGATTACACCACTTTTTAAAAGTGCTTCTATACGTTTCATGTCTTCTACAGTTTTTACGGTGTGTCTCACCTTCTTTAATTGTACACTGCAAAGATACAAAGAATATTTGATATATGCAAGCGTTTTTCAAATTATTTTGAAGAAAGTTTGTTTTTCTCAATATTGGAAAAAAAGCCGTAACAGTTCGGGACTGCTACGGCAACAAAGAACGAGCATCGTGTTTTATTATTCAACGGTCACGAAACCTCTGTTAATTAGGTCGGCAAGGAAAGCCTCGGGACTGTAGGTGGAAACAAGGTAGCCCTCGAGCTCCTGCAAGCGGTGAGCGAAGCGTTGCATATATTCCGTATCTGTGCCCTCGCTGTCGAAACGGCTGCCTGCATGGAGCTGGCGGAGGAACTCCTCGGGGCTGTATGCTACAATTCTGTGGTTGTCTCCTTTAATGCGGTAGGTTTTGAATTTTGGTGAATCTACTCGGTGATGTTCGGGAACTAAATTATGAGGGAGCTGGCTTTGTAGCTTTGCTTCGGTAATAATAGCACCAACGAGTTCTTTTGGAGAGATGGTCGGTTTTTGCTGACCATCTCTTGTTTTTATCTTTATTCTTCTCATACTGCTAATTTTTTCGTTCTTATCTTTAGGTAAAGTTTTTCGCTTTCGGTGAGGAAGGGGATGTTCTGAAGGGTTGTTCCTTCTTGTACCTGTCCTTGTTTTGCAAAGGTAATCATTTTTGCGAGAAAATGAATCCAGGCAGACATTTTTGTGAAGTTTGTTGAACCTCCGTGCTGGCGGAACTCCACCGTGCGGTGGCGTGCGTAAGCTTCGAGGTTTACCTTGTGGTAGCGGTTGTGGTAGAAAGCTGCTCTAAGATCGCTGATATTAGAAGCTCGGTTGATGGTTGCCTCTGTAATGGTGGTAAGCCCCTTGCAGAAGCGGTTGTTGCGTCTGCTTAAAGGCATAAAGTGGTCGATTACCTTCTCAAGGCGTTTGTAAGTAATTATAAGGTTCTTCCAAGTCTGAAGGTCGAACTCCGCAGCGTCCATGTGAACGTGAAGTCCGCAAGAATCGTTAACCTTAGCGTTGCAGAGGTCGAGCACCCAGCAAACCTTTTCCAGTTCCTCAAGTCCTTGCTCACCGTGGAGGATTGGGCTAACAAGTTCGAAGGTGTTGTTGCCTGAAAGGCTGCTGTCGGTAACCAATTTCCAATGGTCGGTGTGGTCGGTGTGGTTGTAACCCTCAACCTCGACTCTGATGCCTGCTGCGGCAAGCTCGCGTGCGAGGCGGGCGCGTGTGCAGTTATAGGCCTCTATCTCCACCCCAAAGTTGCGGTTGAAAGTGTAGTCGATGGCAGGGGCTATGGTTGCAGCAGCCTGTGCAGCGGCGTCGGTCAAGTCCCGCATCATGCGCTTGTAAACGTTTTGTACGAAGCCGTAGTTCCCGTTTGCCACAAGGTCTGCAACCTGTCGGCGTGTCAGCCCGAGGGCAAGAAGTTTCTGGATCTTGGAGGTCTTAGTTCCGTTCTCGTTGAGAATGCTCTGTATTTGCTCGTTCATAATCTTTGGTTTTGGAATATTCTTTGTTTTTGGAATATTCTTTGTTTCTAATTGTAGTGCTAAGATAACACTACCGGCGCGAATACACAAGTTATATCTTATTTATAATCAGTAGTTTAGAATTGTTTATCTTCTACTAAAACATGATATAAAAAGAGCCGCCGCAATCACTGCGACGGCTCCCAAGTTAACCTTAACAATCTTATAAACCTAATAACTAAAACCTATGAAAACAAATGATTACTTGTGTGGAATCTTAATCTGCAAGCTGATAATATCGGGCGTAGACGAGGCGGGTATGGGGATTGCGACTGGAGACATCCATGCGGACTCCCTTGCAGCCGAAACGGAAGAAAAGGAAGCGGCGGGGGATGCGGTGGACGACGATGTCGAGGGTGTCGCTGGACTGGAACGTGACTGAGACGGAATCCCGTCGGATAGAGGCCGAGACGGTGATCCATGGGTCGGACCAGGACAGGGGTGGAGAAAGACGGGAGACGGTGTCGCCCGCTACACCGGACGCAGAGGAAGACGGGGCGGCGACGGAGGCGGAGGTGACGGCGACGATGGTGGCGGCAGACCGGACTCGGGAGGGACGGACGCCCATGGAGCGGGCGACACGTGGAAGAGCGTCGGCACCGTTGACGAGTTCGCGGGGGCGGAGGGTGACGGCCGGAACGGAGGCCCGGCTGCGGCCGTCGCGGGTCTGCCCGATTTCGACCTGCCCGTTGTGGAGGAGGACGGACTGGTTCTGAAGCAGGCGTTTGCGGTCCACCTGGAGCGAGCGGCAGGAGCGCACGGCGGAGACCAGGACCACGGCAAGGATGGCAATGACGGCAGCCTTGGCGGCTATGATTTCGATTCGCATAGGGTACGGACTTGACGGATGAGGGCGATGAGACGGAAGGCGTATTGCGGGGACGTGGCATAGCGGTGGCCGCAGCTGTCGGAGATGCGGCGGGCGAACTCCTCGGCGTCGTGGCGATAGGGCCAGGCGTCGGCGAAACCGGGCTTCTGAAGGAGGCGGGCGTGTTCGGCAAGGCAGTCTTCGAGCGAGTCGAAGTCCTTGAAGAGACGATAGACGGTGTAGTACCACTGTCTCTTGTCCTTGACCTTGCAGACGGAGACCACGCGCTCGGGCGGGGTGAAGGTGCGGTCGGGGGTGTTGAAATACTCGTGAGTGAGGACGAGGACGGTCTTGCCGGGCCAATTGCTTCCCTTCGTGATACCGAAGATGTTGAAGCGTCCCACGCGGGACTTGCCCCAGCCGCTTTCGAGAATGGCCTGGGCGGTGACAAACTCGGGGGCTATGTCGACGGCACGGAGGGCGGCGGCGTAGATCTGGCGCGCAAAGGCGCATTGGGCTTCGGTGGACATGGTCAGGAGTCTTTCTTGATGTATTCGCCCTTGTCGTTGAAGTCTTTCAGGCGGCGGACGAAGGATGTCGGGAATATGGGATAGATGGCCTGGATGTTCTCCACGCAGGAGAAGCCCTCACGCACCATCATGAACACACAGAGGTAGGTGCCTATCCACTGCGTGGTGCCGACGATGCTGCCCTGCACGGTGTAGTTGGTGAGGACGTTGGAAAGGACGAGCAGCACGATGTAGACGGCTATCTTCTTTCCAAACTTGCTGAAGAAGGATTCGCTGCTGGCGTCCTTGTGAAGCAGATGCTTGACCACACCGAGGATGGTGTCGAGGATTACGGCGACGCCTATCCACTTGGCGAACTCCCAATCCTGATAGAGGTATCGGGAGTAGTCCACCACGATGGAGAGAGGCAGGGATACGATTGATATCATTGGTAACTTTTTCATTGTTGTCAGTTTTTATTGATAACGCAAAATTACGCTGTCAGAGCCGACGGGCAAAGGACTTCATCAGGCGATGGGTGTCAAGGGTGTCGGGGGCGGTGCAGGACATCATGAGCGTCCAGCCGACCGAATGGAGTTCGGTGGCCACAAAGGGCACGACCTCCGCCTTGTCGAGCTCGCCGCGGGAGAGCCAGCCGACGTTTCCGGCGTCGGCATCTGCCAGAAGCCACGCGTGGACGCGAGCGAGGAGATGGAGCGTGGTGTCGGAAGCGAGCATGTGTTCGGCGGCGTCGGCGCGCTCGGGCATCTTGTCGGCGACGGTGACGGCCATGCGTTGGGAGAGCCGGAAGGAGCCTGGGGCGTCGCCGAGCATGTTGAACTCGCCGTAGTCGACGAAGAGATAGGTGCCGAAGAGGCGGTCGATGAGCCGGGAGAGTTCGTCGAAGGACTGACCGTAGACATAGTTCTTGATTTCGGGAACACGGGCTTCGGGGGCAAGGCCGTCGAGCGCGGAGACCAACTCCGCATAGCCTGGGCGGTCGCTGGATTCGTTGGTGAGGATGGCCCGGACGCCGGCACGGTCGGGATATTGGGCGAAATAGAGGAACTGGTCTTTTATCATATATACACTGTTACAGTATTTTATCAATTATATCAATCGGAAGACCCACTTCTTTGCCGATCTTGACCTTGTCCCATGACATCGAGTGAAGTTGGCGAACGACATCGATGGTCTTCTTGCGAAGAACCTTCAGATAAGTGAGCATGTTCATCTGCTCTATCTGCCCGGCGTCGCCCAGACCGTCTTTTGAAAGGTCATAAAGAGCGTCCATGGCGTCGGTGGTGATGACGGTCGGCTTACCCGGGAGAAACTTGGAAAGCAGCGAGAACGAGGTGCGGCTGAACAGATAGTTGTTGAAGGCTTGAAAATTAAAGGAAATGGCCGTCAAGACATGAAGGGGAAGGGTGGCGAATCGTTTGGAAAGCGCATGGGCCTGCCCTGAGTCATACACGGCTTCAGGATAATAGAGGATGGCCGCAAGCAGTGGAAGAGAATCCGTGCCTTGCCCGATGAGTTCCCGTGCCTCGATATACTGAAGAACCGTGAGTGAACAGGTGAGCATGCCGAAGTCGGTGGAGACGGTGTAGCCCTTGTAGACCTGCTGACCGACTGTGACACTCGGCAGAAGCTGGGCGCAGAAGCAGAGGTCGACGACGTAATGATAGTCGAGCCGGCGCAAGACCCGGGCAAGGGGATGGTGGAGGCGGAAGGGGTCGACGCGGCGGCAGAGGCGGTAGGTGGACTCGTCGAGTGAGGCGAGGACGTCGTTGTCGTCGGGATAGTTGATTTGAAACAGGAAGGTGAGCTGCTCGGATATGGCTACGAGGTTGGCTATCTGCTCTTCGCTGCGGAACTTGCTCTTGTTCCAGGACATGAGGCGGAGGAGGTGGTTGATGCGGACTTCGCCGGCGGAGAGTTTGCCGTCGGCCATGCGGAGGAGGTCGGCCACGAGATGGAGGTAGTGGTCGGAGGCCATACCTTCCCATCGATTTGGGATGGCATATACCATATTGTCATATAACAACTCTATATCCTTCATGGCAGCATGATGATTTTGTCGTCGAAACGGTTGTAAGCAGAATATGAACTGATGTCGGGCGTGGAGTCGGTCGACAGGAGCGTATCGGCATTGGCGAGCAATTCATCGGCCTCACGGTCGAGGCGGTCGGCGAGGGAGAGAGCTGCATCATGCTCATCCTTACTTGAACGACTTGCATGACTCTCGTCGAAGAGGTTACGAATAGTAGGCGGGAACTCAAGAATATCAAAGCGGCGGAGGCCCTTGGCGATGGTCTTCTTGACGAGGGCAAGCAGTAACATCGGACGTATGCGTTGCGTGTTATCCTCGGTGAGTTTGTCAAAATAGGCGGACAACAGTTCGTCAAGCGTCTCTTTTTGCAAAGGGACCGTGCGAAAGAAAAACAGGTAGGATCCGTCGATGGGATAGATCATGTCGAAGTCGGACATAATCTTGATTTCGCAGCCTTTCAAAATAGAGAAATAACGGGTCTTGCGCCACAGGGCTGCCGGGGAGGTTGTGTCTTCCGGAGAAACCTTTGCGTCCATGAGGAGCTGGACGGTCGTGTCGATTGCGTTGCAGTAGTTCTCCATGTAAGAACGCCGCATGGCTTCCAGTTCGTACTTGTACACGTTCACGTCTTTCTTGCGACGGTTGATGCTGTCGAAGACGAGCTGCGTGGCCATGGTCATGTTGGCCATGGCCGACCGTAGTCCCTCCAAGAGGGGCGTTTCTTCCGTTTCCTCGGAAATGGCTTTGAAAACATCATATCCGATAGTCGTTTCCACCCGTTTGCGCGCAGAAAGTCCGGACGCCTGAAGGTCGTCTAAATTCATGTTGGTTTCGACACCCGGCGCATATCGGCTGAAGGTGCCCATGTCTTTGAAAAATAGTCTAAGTATATTCATGCCTGTTGCTGATTTAATCTATCCTTGGGTGCCACATCTTCCTGTCGTTGTGGTACTTCTCGGTAGAATCCGATGCGATATCCTTGCTTGTAATAGCTGGGAAAGTTTAGCTTCAGGGCGAGATTGAACGGCTCTGCGCAAATTTCGTCCTCTGGCGTGAGAGACATGATATATATAAGGTAGTTGTAGTAGGCGTCTGAACCCGATTTGCTGATAACGCCGTCCTTGCTCACGGCGGTAATGGAAGCGTCGAGCCCCACGCTTGACAACAGGGCTTCTTCAGACCGCTTGTCAAAGGCGATGAGAGCCTCGATGTATTCTTTGTACTTGAGGTCGATGGTTTCAATCTTCCACTGTTGTTCATGTCCGGACGCATCCATGAAGGAAATTGAAGAATAGGCTTTGCCCTGGTTTTCAGCCCCGCTGAGATAGTTGCCTATCTTGCGCAATTCCAGACGCATATATTCAACCAGGATAGACTCGCGGTAGTCGGTGCCTATCTCTATGCCATTGTATTTCAGAAGTTCAAGATTCTTTGATTTGCGGAGCTTGTTTTCTTCTGTCAATTTCATCAGCTGGCTGCGCTTGCTGTTAATCCAGGCGTTCGGGATGATGATGTGAATTTTGGCCGCGAGGGAATTTTTCAGAAAAGAATTAATATAAGTAGGTGTCTTATTACTTCCTTGGATATAGGGACGTGCTCCCTGATGGGTTTCGTTTACGCCGTAAAACTCATCGACCGACTTCTCCCGATGATGCGACACGGCGGCGTAGAGGTAGTTGTCAATTTCTGACAAGGCAAACTTCGGGTACATCTTGTAATTGCCCAGTCCGTAAGTCCATCTGCCGACGGCGATATGGTGGAAATCCCCGTAGTTAATCTGCTCGTAGGCTACATCCTGGCGATTGGTAGCCAGACGGCAATGTTTGTTCTCCAACGCTTCAAGTCCCGCAACGGGCGTCAGCCCCAACCGTTTACCACGGGCAAACCGCCACTTGCAGAAGAAGTCGCCAAAGTAATAGAAGTTCTTGATGCAGGCCTTGGAAAATTCCTCGGCGGTGGTTTCCATGCCACGCTCTCCCCATGTGTGCAGCCAGTCGTCCCATTCGGGCAGAGCGGTGTACTCACGCTTCATCTTGCCACTCTCCACGGTCTGCACATATGCACAAGGACCATACCCATAGAGCATTTTTATTTCTTTGCTGTACAAACGCGGCAGCAGGCGGTTCTGTTTGATTTCCATTGTCACCTCGTCGCATAGGGCGTTGTTCGCACCACGCATGCACACCTGATAGCCATTGACGCTTAGCCATTGATGTTCATGCAGGAACTGCCGCCTGCCCTGCGGCACGAGCTGTCCCGGCATGTCAAACAGCTGCTGTCCTTCACCTATCTGAAAGGAGAGGATATTGCCGTCCAGAATATAGTTGCCGGCATTGCCGTATAGTTCTATACTATCTGTCATAACCAATTTATCTTATGAAGTTTATATCCATCCTGCGGGAAGCCCATGTATCTGATGAGTATGCGATAGCACATTCGCGGCTCGCCATTCCCATCCTCAAAAAGAAAGTAGTTCTCCGAGTCCACGGCGAACCTGTCTTGTGGCAATTGCGTGCGATACCTGCAATGCTCTTTCACCACCAGGCTTTCTCCAGCCATGCCCTGCGACCTTGAATAAGGGAAAAAGCACAGCGTGAAGTCTCCTTGTGGCAGCCTACTTAACTCTCTTGCCCATTGCATTGCATGGATGCCGTCCATTTCGATCGTCTTTCCCATCGCTTGCGAAATTACGCAAAACCTCTATGGGGGCAAAGGACGGAATGTGGGGGCTGGCGTCATATTTCCACCCTTTTGAAATGTTGCACCGCATTATCGCAAATCAGTGGGGCGTGGAGGTCGCCGTCGATTGGACTTTTTTATTTTTGCTTTTCAAAATACAAAGCGTTGTCTTTCAATAAATTATGTTTTTAACCTATGTAAACAGCCCTCATTATTGCCATATTTCAGACAATTTTTATATCAAGTTTTGGACATTATTAGACATTATATCGTGAGATTTTCGGGCAAATCATCGGGATAGCTGCTTAATTCTCGCTTTATTATATCGGAGAAAAGTCCATAAAAAAGATAGATTGCAGCACTTGGAAGTTGGGTGGTTAAGCCAGGGCGACGCTTCAACTCTTCTTTTTTCTCGCTTGCCTTATCCAGTTCTATTTTCCCGTTTGTCTTCTTCAGAGGGCTGATAAGGATTGCGCTGCAAAGATTCGGGCACTCGTTCTCGTCGATACGCACCTTGGGGAGTAAAGGGAGTTTCTCTGCGAAAAGCAGTTGGCAGAGCCGGAACTGCTGCCAGTGATAGATGGTGGGTGCACCGTCATTGTAGAGGAACACCGAGAAGCCGTAACTCTCCAATGCTGCCTTCATCATGAGCGAGTCGGTGGTTATCTGTTCCAGTTCCTCGCGTGTCTTGTTGCCGGCACGATCGGGATAAAGGTGGATGACCTTGTTTACGGCGTCAGTTCCGAAGAACGCATAAACCTGCTGTGCAAGGTTCTGCTGGTCGTCGGGGATGTAGGCCCAGAACTCCTTGATGATGTCGAAGCGGCGACCGAGTTCCTTCTTCTGCCCCACGATGAGCGACTGAAAGTTGCCAGGGTCATAGCCAATGTAGAGTGGCTCCCGTTTGTCGTAGTGGCGCAGGTAACGCGCCGTGAGCGTAAAGTGTTCCTTGAGGTTCAGCTTCAGTATCTGGTCGTAGATGTAGCTGTCCTTGAACTGGTGACGCTCCCGGTCATATGTCGTAAAGAACTTGTTGGTCACCTCCTTGTGGCGTATGGCGCAGATGGCGGTCAGGAACTCATCCATGTCGAGCGTATCGAGCTGCGTCTTGAAGAACTTGGGGCCGAGGATGTCCTTGTTGCAGAAAGACGATGCCCGGATGTAGTAGATGGCGTTGCGCCGCATGTCGGCAAGGCGCGGCTTCCATCGGGCGACGAAGGCGTTCTGCCTCTGTGTCTCCAGACGTATCTTCTCCATGACGACGGGGTTCTTCGTCTGCCGTAATTCCTGCTGCATCATGAAGAGCCGATAGGCCGAGGCATTGATGGCGAGCGCGACATTGGCAATCTCGTCGATGAGCCGCCGGTCCATCTTGTTCTCGTATTCCTCAAACCAATCGTCCTCTCCAAGATCCACACGGGCGGTGTCACTCACGCCCGTCACCCCCTCGTAGTAGGCTGACCGACGTATGTCGGCCGAACCGCCACGAAGAGACGGAAACAGGCGCGACTTGAGTTTTTCACCCGAATTGTGCTTCATCTCCTCCACGAAGGCATGCACGGCGTTGCGCCCCGCAACGCTCTCGGGCTGGTCGGAAGACACAAGCTGCAAGTGCGCACCGTTACGGAAGATGACCGAGTGTTTGGCATAGGCTATCGGGTAGCGTGGCTGCCGGAAATGAGATGGCAGTTTCGCCTCCCCCACGACATAGTCGATACCGTATTCGAGCATGGGACGCTGCTTTCCTCCGACAATGAACGGGCGTGAGAACGAAGCCTGGATGTTCGGCCAGACGTTGGTCATCAGGGCGACGTAGGTCTTGTGGACCAGAAACGACAATTCGCCCGGCATGTCGTTCGCCACTCGAATCAGGCGCGGCGTGATGACACCCTCGGTCTTGCCGGTGGCCCGAGCCCACTCCGCATAGAGCATGTTGGGGTCTATGAGGTTGGCAAGGAGCTGGACTCGGTTCATGTAGAAGTGTTCGAACTCCCGCTGTTGTATATCTTGCTGTATGTCAATCATTGGGTATCTCCTGTATTATTTCCGCATCTTGAATGTCGGCGTCCCGCATCAGCCTTTTCTTTTCCTTAGTCTCAATGGGCAAGGAGTCTATGAGCGTTATATAGAAGCCCTCGTTGTGCTTGGCGGCAATCTCCTTGAGGTTCTTCTTCGTGAAGCCGAGTTCCTCCGCGGTAAGTTCCGGCGTGAACAGGAAGGTCACTCCCAAATCTCTGTCCGCTTCGGCTATCTCCGAAGACCTTCGACGACATTCCAACGCTGCATCATAGCATGCTTTCATCCCCTTGTAATCACGATTAAGAGCACACAACTTGGCGAGATCCTCATATTTGTTGGCAAAATTGCTCTCCCAAACCTTGATGGGGACATTGCAATCGACTTGAAAGTAGTTGATTGCCTGATAGATTCTCGCCATACAAGTACGTTCCTCGATCTTGATGTGCTGCTCCGCGTTGATGCGCAGTCTCAGTATCTTGGACGCCCTTGTGATGTTTCGCTCATGTTCGAAAATCTCTGCAGACCATTGCAATTGTTGCAAGAAAAGTTTGACATCCCGTGGAATACCCTCACAGTCCCCATTCGTCAGGAATGCGGATATGAGGTCAGGATGTATGGAGTCCAACTTCTCGATTTCACTTTTCATATTCCAAACAGTTTCATTCTTAGGTCTTTCTCGGCACGCTCATTCTTGCGTTCCTCCAGAAGAGTTATAGCTTCGTTCTCACCTTTCTCGGCCTTCTTGGCGAGTTCTGCGTCAATATTGTATTCACCAAGCGCACGCCCTTGATGATACGCCTCGCAGTAGACATCTCCGGGAAGGGTTATGCGATACAGCAGAGCTATACGCTTGTTTTTTCGCAGACCAAGTAATTGACAGATGCGCTCGGAGGTGTACCCCAGCGCACCGAATGTTCTTACCTGATTTACATACTCGTCTGACAGTTCATCCTTGACTAATTGTGACATCGGATTATTTTTTCAGTTTCTGTAACAGAGAGGGTTTTACCGTTTCTCTTCAGTAAGACTTGTTGCTGTGGAAACATAGCCATAAATCTTCGTACCGTAGCTGAGACATACCTCGGGTCTATCTCCATGCCATAGCCGATGCGGTCGGTCTGTTGGCACGCCATAATAGTAGAGCCGGAGCCAGAGAACAAGTCCACGACAATATCTCCGTTCTTCGTACTGTTGGTTATAGGATATGCCATCAGGGCTACCGGTTTCATGGTCGGGTGTATCCTGTTGGCCTTGGGTTTATCAAAATTCCAGACTGTAGTCTGCTTCCGGTCGGCATTCCAAAAATGAGCAGCACCAGGCTTCCATCCATACAGACAAGGTTCATGCTGCCATTGATAGTCCTGTCGGCCCATGACAAGTGAGTCCTTGACCCAAATGCAGCATTGGGCTATCTTGAAGCCAGCCTCACGGATGGCCCTACGGAAATTCTCTCCTTCCGAATCCGCATGGAAGACATAGAAGGAACCACCAGGCTTGACAATGGAAAACATCACATTGAACACAGATTGCAAGAACCGAATGAACAGGTCGTTCTCCATCGAATCATTCTGAATAGTGAGTTTACCGGCTCCTCCACCTTCATAATTGACATTGTACGGCGGATCCGTAAGTATCATGTCGGCAATCCTACCGTTCATCAGAGTTACGACATCCTTTTTTGCACGGCAATCTCCACACATCAACCTGTTGCTTCCAAGTATGAAAATATCTCCCGAACGGGCGAACACTTCCGCATCATCATCTTGTGGAACTACATCAACAACATCTTCCTGAATTTCATTCGAATCCGTTTCATTGGCAAACAACTTCTTTTCTCCGATGGAAAAATCCGTCTGTTTGACCTCATATCCAAGGTTGAACTTGGCAAGGTCCTCCCCATTGATATTGTATTTCGCAAAAAGCAATGTATCGGGATTCTTTTGTGCAAACTCAGAATTATAGGCTGCGATTTCCTCTACAGCCTCTCGTTTGTCGGAAGCTTGAATCTCCTCGTAAGGTATTTCGGGAATGGTGAAACCATAGGAGCGAAGTCCAAGAAGAGCCTTTCGCCTCTGGTGCGCATCGATAATCCACAACTTGCCTTTAGGGTCTTTCCATACTTTGAACGAATACTTGAAGCCACGAGTGATGATGAGCATCTGTAATTTCGACAATTTGTCTGCATCAGGTTTTTTGAAGTCTTCCTGAAGCTCAATAAAAGAGTCCAGCGGGGCAGTGGGAAGATTGCCCAAGTTAAAAATTTTTATACTGTTTTCCATCATTATTTGTTTTGTTGTTCGAGAACCATTTTAAAAACTCTCTCACGTTCCATGTGTCGTTCGAGGTTCTTGCGGTCGGTATTGCGATAATCCTTGCGGTCGCTACGCTTGATATATGACCTGTAACGCTTGATATTGTCGAGGACGTTCTTATGGCAGCGGAGGAATTCGGCAGGGTCCGCCTTGAGAAGTTTCATAAGCCGAGCTATCTCGGAACGGCCGAAGAGCAGGGGGTGACGGCAGAGGAACTTGCCTGTATCGTTGAACGATTGCAGCTCGGCGAATGCCTGAAGATTGCGTATGCGCAGCTCGGCCATGTCGGCCACGGCCTGTGCTGTAGGCTTTGTCTCCAGCAGTTCGTCGAGCTGCTTCATCTTGCGCCAGGTATTGATGCGGTCGTTGTAGAGAACGGTAGCCATCTGCACGTCCGCATCATCGAGGTTGTCCCAATCTATTTTGGGGTATTCTTCTTCTTTTTTTTTGGAGAAGCCGATTTTTTAGGCGCGGCAACTTTTTCCTCTTTTTTAAAGTTGCCGGAAGGTGCTTGGACTGCGGACTGACCCTTACTCTCGTTCGGGACTTCGCTTTTCTCTTCCTTGATGCTGGTGAGGTTGTTTTCGGGAATTTCACTCTCATTGATGTTAGGATTCTCGCTACCACCATCGGTATCTGGGTTAGGATTCTCGCTACCACCATCGGCATCCGGGTTAGGATTCTCACTACCACCATCGGTGTTCGGATTAGGATTCTCGCTACCACCATCGGTATCTGGGTTAGGATTCTCGCTACCACCATCGGCATCCGGGTTAGGATTCTCACTACCACCATCGGTGTTCGGATTAGGATTCTCGCTACCGCCATCAGTGTCTGGATTCTCTGAAGCCGCTAAGAATTCACGGCGGTTACGTACAATATCGTCGTGTTCTGCTACATCGAGCAGGGAGAACAGAATATCCTCGGCGTTCTTGCAAGGGGCAAGGTCGAAGCGTGCGAAGTCGGTCGACTGTGGATTCTTCTCGTGCAGCAGCGCAAGGTCGGCTTCGGCTGCCAACGGACTGGAAAGCTGGCGGAAGTGGTGAAGTTTTTCTTTTGCACTATACATAATAAAAAGTAAAAGGGTAAAAAAGTAAAAGGGGAAAAAAGCCCCCGGTACATTTCCTCAAGGACGGAAACCTATTCGTAGAGGTGTCTTACCAGGGGCCTCATGGGCTTTGTCGTCATGTTTCGGTACGCGACACTTCGACAAGGGTCGTAGTATCGAGGATGCGGAAGGTGATGGCCGCGCCGGTCTTGGCAGTCCAGGTCGCGCCATCTTCGAGCACGAAGGTTGCACCATCGGCAATTGTGGCCGCCTTGTCACTGCCGGCACCCACGAGGGTGATGTAGCGTCCCTTGTCCGCCTTGCTGAGCCCCGACACGGTGGTGATGGCAGCGGCGGCTGAGGTGCCGTTTGGAATCATGTAGGTGTTGCTGGCTGCGGTGACGGCAATGTCGGTGGCATTGGCAGCCACGGGCGTCGCAGTTGTCACTGCCGGGTTGCCCGTGTAGACGAGGGGCAGGTCTACGGACGAGCGTTTGAAAGTGAGAGTGGCGTAGCGTCCGTCCTTGTCGTCCTTGGTCTCGGTGTTGGAGAGGATGATGGGACGTTCGAGTTCGCCGAGGATGTACCACTCCTTCTTCTTGACGTGTTTGAAAATGAGGATGAACTTGCCGCCGCTATACTCCTCGATGAAGTTGTACAGGGTCACTCTGGCACCACCCATGACCATGACGAAACTGTTCTCTCCGGTGGTTGTGATGTCGCCCTTCTCGGTGGTTCCAGTGAATGTAGGAATGTCATGCGCCTCGAAGTAGTGCGGAATCTCGCCAGGCTTCAGGGGCACGGGGGTCACCTCGCGGTTGGCGTTGGGCTGCGGGAACGGCTTCGTGCGGTCTATCTGGTCGAGGGCGATGAGATAGACGATATAGGAGATGTCGGAGCCGTGGGTGTCGCGGTCGGAAACGTCGTCGATGTGGCCGAGGACGGCCATGGAGGCGAGCGAGAGACTCGATCCTCCGAGCTGAAGCAAGGAATGGTCGAGCAACGCTCCGAGCAGCAATGCCACACCGAAGATGGCGAAGGTGACCATGAACATGTTGCGTGCCTGTTGGTCGGCATAGTTGAATCCTTTCACGGGATTGTACGCACGATGGCTTTTTCGAATATTGGTTGGCTTTTTCATTTTACTTTGATTTTGCGGGGAGCCGCCACAAAACGGCTCCCCACGGTTTTACAACTCATATTTAACAAACAAAATGGCTCTTGCGGTTATCGTCCGCCCGGAACGTTGGGCTGCAACTCCTTGTTGATGGTGCGCTTGCCGCCGACGCAACGCTCCAACTCACGGAAGTTGCCGTCCTTGTCCAGAATGACCATAACGTAGTCGCCCACGGCCGTGGCGGTGAAAGCACTGGAGATGTTGGCGAACTTGCCGCTCTTGGCAATCTTCGGCAGATGCGCGGTGTCGCCGGCCTCGATGCAGTAGGCCACGCCGACCTTGGCACCCTCGATGTCGGTATAGGTGTCCTGCGTGGTCGTGCTGCCGGTGACCTGCCAGAAGCCGTTGGCGGCGTCCACCTTGTCGGTGATGGTCGCTGCGAAGAGGTTGATGAATATCTGCTGCCACTCGTAGGCGTTGGCGTCCATCTCGGCCTTGGTGTCGAAGCGGCGTCCCGTGAACGAGGCAGAGCACCCTTCTTTCCACGTGCTCCATGCACGCACCTGCTCCATCTGCTCCTGCATCTTCATGGAGAGCATCTCGCCCGGTACGAACTCCAGGAACTGGATGTTGCCAGGCTGGTGCAGCATCATGAACGGCAGCTGTCCGAGGTAGGGCAACCAGATAATGCGCACGGTGGAGTCGGGGACGACGTTGAGCGCACCCATGGGGCCGGCGAAGTCGGTGTCCTTGCCGTAGGTGGCGCGGACGTTCTTGATCCACCATGCCTGATGGTTCTTGTTCAGATAGACGCAGTGCTGGTCAAGGTCCATGTCCTCCGTGACCGAAGCACGGACATCGGCGATGAATTCCTGAACGGCCGGGAGGAACGTCGCCTGAGTGTAGGAACGGTAGGACTCGTCTGCGTGCGGCTTGATGTCGTACTGGTGGACATAACGCAGCAAGGTGTAGAGCGCGCCCGTTCCTGCATTGAGGTAAGAACCGGCGACACCCTGCTCGGGCTTCACATAGATGCCGCGCATGCGCCGCTTGTTCTGCTCGACCTGTGCCTGTGTGAGGGTGTTGAGCAGCTGGTACTCGATCATCGTCCACTTGATGGGGTCGGAGCCCTCCTTGTTGAGATAGCCGATGTACTTGCGTTCCAGTTCCTTCATCGGCCCCCACTCCATCTTGATCATGGCGTCGTCAACGTAGCCCATGTGATTCTCAATCTTCATACCGCCCTTGAAGACCTCACCGGGCTGGTAGGCCTGTGAAACCTCGTCGAAGAATGCGTTGAACACGAGTCCGCGATCCTGGTAGCCATAGGCCACGGGGAAATACTGGGTCATGTCGCGCACCTGAAGCACTCGGGCGATAAGTGCATCCTGGCGAAGCACGACGAACTGGTCGCCCACGCCGGCATTGTCGACGCCCTCGTAGTTGGTGGCATACTTGCCGGCAGCGAGCGCGGGCGCGTCGAGCAGCTTGTTCTGCTGCAAGTACTGGTAGCGGTTCTTGAGCGACTTGGCAAAACTACAGGCTGCCTTGTAGAAGGCCATGCCATCCACCTGTTCGTCCACCTCGGGCAGAGCAGCGGCGGCACGGGGGTTGGCCGCAATCTTGTTCCAACGGTCAGACATGGAGAACATGGGGTGTTCTACACCGAAGAGATACTGCGGTGTATTGCCGAATCCGTTTACATTGAGCGGAGAGGCCGTGAGCGTCTGTACGGGTACGTCGGGTGCGGGTTTTCCCGCCATGGCCTTGAAGTCGTCGCGCATTCCCTTGATGCTCTCCAGGATGCCTTCGATGGTGGCATTGTCCTGCGGCTGGTTCTGCGGGGTGCCCTCTCCATCATTGTCTGAAGCCGTCGGCTCTACGCCGTTGATGACGGACTGGATGGTGTTGAGCGTGGTCTGGAACTCGGCGGCCTGCTGCGCGGTCTGCTGTGCAGCCTGTTCCGCGGCGAGGTCGTCGTTGAGCGTGACCTGATACTTCTTCTGGTATTCGGCCACGACGGAATTGAACTCCTCCTTGGAAAGGCTTTTGTCTTCGAACTTCTGCTTGAGATGCAGAAGTTCGAGAACTGAGACAAGTTTCTCTTTGAAATTCATAAACAACTAAAAATTAAAATGAAACAACATTATATATTATATATGGCAGTCTTGAGACTCTGGGCGTCATTGTATTCGCGCCCCATTGTGACGGCTTCGGCGACAGCTTCGACAAAGGTGCGGGTGCCGTCTGCAAGTCCGATTTTCACGGCCTGCGGCGTGTAGAAGGTCTCGCCGCGCAGCACGGGCGCATCATCGGTCAGCTCTGCCAATTTGCTCCGCTGCGATCGGACTTCGGCAAGGAACTGGGTGTTGAGCGGGTCAAGAATGTCATGCACGTACTTCCCTTCCTTGCCATGGCGCAGGTCGTCGAAGGTCTTGTTCTTCAAGTCGGAGTTGGTGGCCTTGGCTTCCACCCGGTTGATACCGAGTTTGGCGAAGTAAGGTTCGAAGTCGTAGAAGCTGCACATCGTACCGATGCAGCCTACATAGTCGTTGTCGGTGAGGGCGTAGATGCGCTGGCCATGACATCCGATGTAGTAGCCGGCCGAGCAGCACATCTGCTCGTAGAAAGTGAGGATGGGTTTCTGACACGCACGGAGGGTTTCGCTAAGGCGGTCAAGGTACCAGGCCTCGCCGCCTGGAGAGTTGACGTGCAGAAAGTGGCAGGAAATCTGTGGATTGGCTTCGGCTGTCTGAAGGTCGGCTGCAAGCTGCTTGGAGGAGAACCACCAGTAGCTGTCCGCCATCACCGTCCCCCATACACGGTGATAGGCGATGGAGTTGTCAGGAAGCTGCTCGTCGGCGAACTCATCGGTAAGCGTAACGTTGGATGCGCCGTCGTCTTGCACCAGCACCTTCTGGAGTTCCTGAAGGGCTGCGTGGGTCTCGAACTGATACCAGGAGTGGGCTTTGAGATAGGCGGCCACCTCGGCTTGCGAGAAACCGTAGGAAGCCCTTGCAACAGATCGCCCCTCGGTCTTGCCATTGACAGGAAAAGCTGTGAGCATGGCTTGCCGGAATCCGTCAATGGTAATGAACAAGGGTTTACCCGACGCAAGAAGGTACTGTAATTCGTTCATCAAAAATATTTTTGATGCGAATGTACTATATAATAAGGTGGAGGCAAAAGACTACAAAAGAGGGTCTGTTAGCATTTTACATTTGATGATGAGGTTGCAAGTGTTGAGATTCGAGGATATCAAAACACGGGCAGGAATGTCAGGCGTACCTATCTGATGGAGCCTCCTGTCGGAACTCTTGATGGTCACGATGGCGTCGCGCTCGATGGAAAAGAAGCGACGTGTCTCGGTGTCCGGCATGTCTATCACGATTGTCTTGTCGCAATTCCAATGATTTCCAGCCTCGTTGTCAGTGAGTTGTGGAAGGAACGAGAAGGAATCCGCTACGAATTGAAACACTTTGCCAGGGTTGGAGTTGCCCTGGCCTGTCGGCGTCACTTGGACAAGATTGGAAAATTCTATCATAACCTGTTCTTTTGAATGACAAAAACCATAGTTCGGTCTGTATTAAATGAAGTTAAATCGCAACGTTTTTATTATATTTCCGGATTTTCTTTGGCCGCAGTCGGTTGCGGAAGCGGTAGTAGTTCTTCAGTAGGGCGTCGGAGGAGATGGACTTCAACCGGTAGGTGCGGATAAAGTCATAGATGACATCAAGGTTCTTGCGCTGCCGTCCGAACTCCTCGTTCTCCATGAGCACGCGGTGCAACTCGAAGTTGAACATGCGACGAATCTGCCCCTCTATCGCCTTGGCGGCAGCGGCAGAGAGATAATTGTAGTAGACTGGGTCTTTCCAGGGAGAGCATGCCCCAGCCTTCCTAAACGGTAGATGGATATGAAGATTGCCGTCGGCAACATCAGGCTGATTGACACGCCGGCGAGACATCTCCTCCCAAACGCAGAAGTAAAGGTCGGAACTGTATGGAATCCTGATTCCACCTGTCGCAGTATCGATCTCGTATTTTGCAGAAATATACTCTGCAAGATACGGTTCTATCCGGATAGACGCCACTCGTTTTCGAATCCATTTTTCTTTCTCCATATCTTTTTTTCTATTTTCCTGTTCCTACCATCCTACAATCCTACAAATATACATATTGATTATGCAAATATAATGATTATCAATAAATTAACAAAATAAAACCACTCAAATGTTTGCATATATCACTCTAATGATTCGTCCTACAAACCTACAATATAGCATTTTTTGTAGGTCGAAGATTTCGGAATACGCAAAAACGCCCAAAATCCTATTTCCTACAACGTCCTACAATCCTACAACATTTCCTACAAACCTACTTACTTTAATATAATGACATAATTATATAATATATAGATAGTTATAGAAAATATGTTTTGAAAAGAAAAAACGATTTGTAGGATTGTAGGATTGTAGGACGGTGTTTTTCTGAAAAATATTTTTCAAAAGCCGTGTTTTCCTTGTTTTCTTAAAAATTCAGGGGGTTCGGGGGATTTTGCGTTCCCTTTCATTCGGTTTGAAAAGAAGGAGCCACACCTATTCGACTGAACTGGTGCGGCTCTTTTTGAGAAGAAAATATATGACCCTTTGGTCGTAAAATAGTGTTTTTTTATTTGGTAATGTCAGCCTTTTTTTGTACCTTTATATCATTAAATTGGGAGAGTGTATACTTGTAGGTAGAGGTTTTATAGGGCGGAACATTACATCAGTCTTTCATGAAACATATCCAGTGGGTATTACTCCGCTTGCCGGATGTATGTCCGAAGATAGGCTTCTCTGGCGTGAGTTTGAGAACTTCTGAAACTTTAATGTCGGTCTCGTTCCACTTGAAGATGAGGAAACCGCCATGCTTCAATACGCGAAAACACTCTGTAAAACCGTCTCTTAACAATTCACGCCAGCTGTAGTTTGGTAGAGCTCCGTATTTAACTTGCTGATAACCTGTGGGCGCAGCTTTGGGATTAAGACTTCCATATATATCTGCAAATTTCGACTTGCCAATATTGCGAAGTAGATGCGGAGGATCAAAAACCACCATTGAAAAGCTATTGTCAGGATACGGCATATCCGTAAAGTCTGCTTGCACATTGGGGTGAACCGAGAAAGGCCTACCGTCGCAAAGCGTCGTTTCAAAACTCCTTATATCTTGAAACAACACCCGCTCGTCGCTCTTGTCGAAGTAGAACATCTTGCCTCCGCAGCAGGCGTCAAGAATTACGGCATTCTCTTTCATAATCCCTCATATTTTTTACGATATTCTTCAATAAGCTCTATTTCTTTCTTGAGCTGGGCAATTCTCATGTCGAAGATTTCGTCCCAGTCTTCACGCGTACCGTGAAACAGATACCATTTTTCGTCTCTTATCCTTGGGTTGTAAAATTTGGGCAACCCGTCGTAGTTCTGATTCAGAAACACAGAATACTTCTCGTGATGAGGGTGAGGGCAAACGAACTCCAATTCCTCAACATTGCCTCTATGTACTCTCACTATCTTGCTTCCTTTATGAAGCTGTTCGATGCTTGTTACTCTTTCCATGTCTGTCTGTTATTTTAATATTGGTTTATAAGTTTGTCAAAACGGCTTGGCGTCATCATCCATAGGCGCGAACGGAAGGTTTTGGTCAGTGGCTGTCGTTTCGCTCATAGAAGATTCATTTCTCTCTCCCTCAGCAACCTCTGGTACATATACCCTGCGGAAGTCGATGTTGTAAAGGTCTCGGAACTTGTCATAGTCGATGATGATTGCGCTGGTGGAAGTGGATTTCGGCTTCCGGATTCGTACCATGGTTTCCTGGTCGTCGTTGCGCGGAACTTCGACGGTCTCTTCCCAAGTAAAGCGACGGGAGGGGACGGTTCCGATGTAGGATGGGTGACTGCGCAGGTTCTGCTCCAGGGTGGAAAGTGTGCTGTCCTCGTTGTTGTAACCGCTGCGGTCGAAGATACTGAAGACCGCGCTCAGGCGCAGGAACATGACATTCGCACCCGGCTCGAAGGTGAAGGTGTGGGAATCTCCACGGGCATCCTTACCGGTGACTTTCTTAGGCTGCTCAATGAGAAATTCCCTGCCCTCAACGACCTGCTTGGTATCGATCATGTTGTTGACGGCCGTAAAGAACATGGCCAGCTTGTCGGTGCTGCGGATGAGTGAGAGCTGGAACTTAATTTTTTCCTGCGCAATCTTGAAGAACTCTTCGTAGGTAAACGGTAGTCGCAGGTCGGCATACCTGTCGATGAGTTTGGCCGTGGCGAGAAAGAGGGAAGCTGTCTTCATCAGGCGGTCCATTTCTCCGGAATTGATGACATCCTGCTTCAGTTCGTTGTAGGCCTCCTGCTTCAGCTGGCGGAAATGATCCATGAAAAGCGGGCGCAGTTCCAGGATCTTCAGCAATACGTTTGACAGACCGACCTTGTTTGGGTCTTCAATGGTCTTGAGTTCCTCGAAAATGCGCACCTCCTCCGGCGTTCGATTGCGGGGCTTGGGAACCTCGCAGACTATGACACGACTCATCAGGGCGTTGTCGTCGCGCTGCGGCGTCTCCTGCCCGCAGATGACGACCGGGGCGAAGACCTTGTCGTTCTCTATCTCCCGACCGGAAGTACCCTTGCGCTTCTGCTTGCCGTCGCCGTCGTAGACGATTCCCTTCAGGGCCTGAAACTTCGTGTCGCTGATGTCCTTGTTGTTATACTCGTCGAGCACGACCGGGACGTCCTTGAAAGTGCCCATGATGGTGGACATGGCGGCGTCTGTACCCGTATTGAGGTTGAAGATGGGAATGTTCGGGGATATGAAGAGGGAGCGGATGGAGATGGCTATCTGCGTCTTGCCCGAGGACATCGGCCCCATGAAGAACGGCGCGGTGAACAGACGGTCGATGCAATGGATGTTGCTTCTAAATGCGCACATGATGGCGAAGAGAACCGCCCACTTTCCATTGTCGTTGATTTTGTAGACCCTGTCCATCAGGGAGGCCCATTTCTCGAAGGTCACCCTTTTCTCCACCGGCACCTCCTTGTAGACGAGCTGACTGATGAGTTCGTATTTGTCGGACTGTTTTCCGCTGCCGGCATATATCGTGGAAAAGGCCGGAAGGTAGTAGTTGCTCCTGTTGTGCGTGACGACACCCAGTTCGTTGACAGGGTCGAACCGCCACTGTCCTTCGACGTTGTGAAATATGCCGTTGGCAAAGGCAAAGAACTGTTCGTCGGTCTTGCGGCTCATGCCCTCGCTCTGCTGGTTGCCGTAAGTCTTGACTTCCGAACACATGACGAAATGGCGGCTCATGTAGGTCTTGATGGCTTTCCACTGCCACTCCTCGCCGTTGAAGTTCACAGCCTCGTAGTTGATGAGCACCTCCTCTATCGACGACATTTTCAGCAAGGCTTTTGAAGGAATCTCTATGTAGATGGGGGTGTCGTAGTAGCGTCGGTTGATACGCAGCACACGTTTGTTCTGTTCGAAATCGTCAGAAAAGATGTGCAGCAGCGGTGTCATGAAGAAGTCGGCGACCTGTGTCATGCCGTTGCCGTTCTTGTTGCGGAACATGTAGCACACCGGCTCGCTCTTCTTGTTGAGCCGAGGGTAATAGCCGCATTCCTTCCACATGCGTCGATATTCCTCGTTCTCCTGAACATAATCCGGCGGCTCGTTCACGTCGAACTCCTCGTCGTCGAGGTTGTCGGTCTGCATGCTGACCTTCATGGCGGACTTCCGCTTCTGGACGAAGGGCTTCCTTATTTCATCGAACTGCCCCTTCGTCAGTTTCAGCACCGAGCAGTAGTGGTTACGGTTGACCGTGACGACGGTATCCTCGGCGTAGGAGGTCAGTTCGATACACCTTGAGATGAGAGGAACGCGGTCGCCGGAATAGTTCTCCAAGAACCTTCCGTGCAACCCGATGTAATAGTCCACGAATGCTCCGGTGGAGTCGTCATAGGTCATCTGTATGTTGATACCCGAGCGAAACATCTCTGCAAGCGTATGCAGGTAGTCATTCTCTTCGCCGTCTTCGTTGATGGCACAGCCGGTTTCCGAGGATACGAAGTAGCAGTAGGTCCGGCGCAGTTCCTGAATGTCGTTGCTCGACGGTCGTCCGGCCACATATACGACAGGCTCCTCTCCATAGCAGTCAAGAAACTCCTGCATGACCGACGTGACTATGCCCGGGCGGTCGCTTTCCAGATTCTCCTTCAGCGCGTCGAGTCCGAAGAATCCCGACTGCGTCTCCGTTTTCGGCAACGCCTCCTTCAGCTTCAGGCGAATGCCGCGAACTTTGTCGTCTATGATTCCAATTTTACTTTTGAAGTCGGCAGCCAAAGACTTGATGTATTCCAACCGCAGGGCGGAATCCTGGACGCAGGCCACCAGGGAGCAGATGGCGTTCAGGCCGTCGCTGATGGCGGTCTCATCCTTGCAGCCGTGCGGAATCAACATTCTCTTCAGTGCCTTTGGAAAAGGCTCTGTCAGCTCCTTCAGCTTTTCCTTCGTCAGACTGCCATTGACCTTCGCAAATTCGTCGGGGTCTGTTCCCTTCGGAAGTCTGATGCACTTCACTCTTGCTCCTGCTTTCAGCAGCAGTTCGCAGTTTTTCAAAGAGGCCTTCACGCCTGCCGCATCGGCGTCGTAAACCATGACGATGTAGTCCGTGAATCGCAGTAGCAGTTTCACCTGATCGTCCGTAAATGCCGTGCCACTGCCGCCGATGACATTCTCCACGCCCGCCTTGTGCAGTGACATTACGTCGAACTGACCCTCTACAAGATAGGCAAACCCCTGCTTGCCGATAGACTTTCGAGCCTGATAGAGTCCGAAGATGTGCCTTCCTTTTGTAAACAGTGGCGTCTCGCCCGTATTCACATACTTGCCGACACCTTCGCGATTTGTGACGATGCGCCCGGAGAACCCGATTACATGCCCCTGCATGTCGTAGAAAGGAAACATCAGCCTGTCACGGAACCTGTCGTAAGCCCTACCTTCGGTGTTTCCGATTACATCGACCTCCTGCAACAACTCTTGGGAATAGCCCGCCTTCATGAGTTCCACCATTGCCAGGTTCCCGGTGGGGGCATATCCGACGCCGAAGTCGGCCAACGCCCGGTCAGCCAACCGGTATCCTCGTGTGGCAAGGAAGGTCTCCGCCTGCGGCAGACAGTCCTGAAAGAACCTGGCTGCCGCCTCGATGACGATGCGCTGCGCTTCTTTCTGCCTATATTCCGCTTCCTCCTCCGGTGTCATCTGTTTTGTCGGAAATTCAAGTCCCGCCTGAGTGGCGCACCATCGCAGGGCTTCAACGAATGTCATGTTCAAGTGGTTCTGGACGAACGAGATGACATCTCCGCTGGCTCCGCACACGAAGCAGTGGTAGGTTTGCCGTGACGGACTGACCACCATCGAAGGTGCGTGGTCGTCATGGAACGGGCAGACTCCTTTGTAATTTACACCTGCCTTCTGAAGATGGGTGAAGGACTCCACTACATCAATGATGCTTAAGGCCGACTTCACTCTTTCTATAAAAGATTTGTCAATCATACTGTTTTTCCTCCTGTTCTTCAAACAAGTCCAACTGACGTGATTCAAACGCCTCCTGTACCGTCACTCCAAGATATCCAGCCACGGCGGAATACTCCTTGCCGGTGATGGGTTTTCTGCCGAAAAACAAATCCCAGTAGCGTCGCTGGCCGATTCCCGTTTCTTTATAAAAAGCCCTTGTTGGATTGAAATCTTCTATATGTTTGAATTTCATCTTCAGCATTTCAACAAGCAGATTGCGCCTGACGGTGCGGCCGACAGTCAGTCTGTGTCTTAGAATGTAGAGCCTGACGGACATTGGGCTACGCTTCATCTCTGCGGCCATGGTCTCAATAGAGAGTTTTCCGAGGGCTCGTCTGACATAGTCGCCCTCTGCCTGTGTCCACCTCTTGTTTGTCTGTTTCTTTGTCATACCCCATGATATTGTTGTATTCAAAATCAAGTCTCAAAATCCTGGCACAGTTCTCCTGACTGACATTTCCGAAATTGCATCTGACATACGTCTTGAGAGCCTCGTGAATCAGTTGAAGTTCTTTAGCGGTCAAGTCGCAGACGGAGAATTGCCCCCAGCAGTCTTTGTCAATGTACATCTTTCTTCATTAAACTTTGTCTGAACAATTCTGTCATGGTGCGCCTGAGATTCTTACGCATCGTTGGCGTGAAGCATACGGCTCTATTTTTAAATTTGAAATAAACGCCTACCAGCCTGACACCAAACTTGCGTTTCCAGGATTTCCTTGTCCTTCTGATACTGGTCATAATTAGTCGAATTTAAGGTCAAAACTTTTATCTCTTTCCACAGTTACACCGGACATTCCGATAATGTTGCCATCTTCGCCATCTGCGAGGAACATTTCACGCTCACTCTCCTTGCCGGCAGAGAATGCCCGACCATATTCGTCCCAAACAATCAACTGACTGTCCGTGTGAGCATTGGCCTGTCTGACGTTCGAGTGTTTTAGTTTCATCTCGTCAATGGTGACACCTGCACAAAGTGCATCTATCGCTTTTTCAAATTCTTTAATTTTCATAGGTCTTTTGTTTTAAACTTACATTTTTGAATTGGGACGTACTGCACATATTCTTTGATTTTCATGCAATACAATCCGTTGATGCAATTACGACGGAACTGACAGTCCTTGCACTCGTCACACATTGGGCCACAATTCTTTTTCCGACATCTGTAGATAATCGGCAATAACCTTTCGCTTGAGTGCGTCTGGAACAAAATCCCCACGCAACCATCTATAGACGGTTATCCTTGACACCCTACAGAGAAGCATCAGCTGAGAAATGACTTCATTTCTTTGATTGGGCAGAGAATTCACAAACTCTTTAAATTCCATAATCTAATCTTTTTTATTTTTTTCATTGCTACCTCAAATGTTTTCATTATTTTCGTAGCGTAAAATTTGTTTCGCAACGCAAAGGTGCAAAATATATTTGAAATATACAAACATTTGAGTGATTATTTCACTCATATATTTAGTTTTTATAATTTAAAACAGGGCTTATGGAACAAGAAACCATTAACGATAGGATACGCTATATCATTGAGAAAGAAGGTCATACGGTCAGTTCCTTTGCAAAAAAAATAGATATAGGTAATCAAACTATCAGAAGCATAACGAAAGGCCGAAACAAACCAAGCTACGACATTATCGTTAAAATCGTAGATAGTTTTGATTGGGTTGATGCTAATTGGCTCGTTATGGGACAAAAAGGTGATGCTGACACGGATAGGAAAAAGCTCTACGCAGTGATAGCAACGCAGCAGAAGACCATAGAAAATCAACAGAAAACGATTGATCGGCTGACCGCTAAACTCATACAA